GCCGCTATATCGACAGCTTCTACAATCCGCGGCGACGGCACTCAGCGCTAGGGTACCAGAGCCCTTGTGCCTTCGAAGCCGCGACATAGTTCAACAGCCGCTCTCCACTTTCCAAGGACAAGTCCTGGGATAGTCGGGCCCGATCATCACCGCATGCTCGCGCGCCAGCGCGAAGTCCAGCTGCCCCAGCGGCACACCCAGCGCATTCGGCACATCCAGGGTGCCCAGCGCTCCCGTGGCATTGTCGCGCGCCCAGCCGCCGCTGATCTGGAACAGCAGGAACAGCGGCCGGTCAGCCTGGCCGCCCAGCGTGGTGATGTCGGCCGCCAGGCTGTCGTCAAACGCGTTCAGCCCCACCCGATACCCAGCCCTGGTCGGCTGCGCGCCGGCCTGGTTGGTGCTGTCGTACTGCCCTTGCTCGAACAGCACCGCCGGCACGCCATGGCTGCGGCCGCCCCGGTCGGGGCTGTTGCGCACAGCGGTCACCGCGTCGCGGTTGCGGTTGTAGAGTTCCGGCGTGGCGCCTGGAGAGAGCTGCGCCAGTGTTCTGCCGCTGACGCCGGTCACCGTGCCGATCAGGGCGCGGTCCAGCAGCGTCAGATCGCGCCGTGCCATGCGCAGCCGGGCGAACCCGTACAGGAAGGCCGACATCATGGTCTCGCCAAGCGCCGGGGTATCGCGCGCGAGCGCGGCTTCCTCGGCGTCGGTCAGGATGGCGCCGGTGCTGGCATGCTGCGTCACCTCGCGCAGCGGCCGGTAGGCGGCGCTGCCACCGGCCGGCGCCCAGCTGGTGGCGGTGGAGCCATTCAGCGCAGCGCGCGGGCTGTTGCCGCACATGAAGACATTGCCGTAGCGCGCCGTGCGGGTCTGCACCGGATAGCTGCCCTGGCCAGTGCCGAAGGACTGCGACGCCAGGATGAACTGGCAGACCTCGAAGAGCAGGCCGCGCCAGGCATGCACGGGCGTGTCCCGCAGGCTGGCGGAATAGGCGGCGCCCTGGGCGTTCAGGCGGGCGAGCAGGGCTGGGCTGTAGTCTCCGGAAGCGCTCTCGCCTCCTCCCGTCGTGGCGGAGCCGTCCAGGTCCTGGAACACCTCGCCCCATTCGTTCTCGAACGAGAGGCCGGGGCGGTCGCTGGGCAACAGGGTCATGCCATGCATGGCCAGCCGGCCGGGCTCCGCGACGAGGGTGTTGCCGGCGGCACCACCCGGCACCAGCGCCGCCGCCAGCGTGGCGGACAGCGCAGAGAACTGCGCCCAGTTCAGCGCGCCGTCCTCGCCGACTTCCCCCAGCACGCCATCGGCCGCATCGGTCCACTGGTAGGGCACGCCGGCGCCGACCAGCAGGCTCTGCAGCAGCGCGCCGAGGGCGGAGCGCATCGGCAGCTGATCGGTGATGCGCAGGCCCTGGAAGGCGGCCTCGCCCGCGCCGGTGATCTCGGCGATGACACCACCGTCCGGCGCTTCCAGCGTGAAGGCATCGCTGCCGCTGGCCGCCAGCATGGTGCGCAGCCCATCCAGCAGGGCCATCAACACCGGCATCGCCGGGCTCTCATAGACCCAGGCGGTGTTGGCCGCGCTGCGCCGCCAGTTCTTGCCTTCGGCAATCGTGGTCGCCAGCATCAGCGGCCGCAGCGGCTGCGGCGGATTAGTGCCGGGGATGCTGGTCAGCGCATCCAGCTCCGCCTTGGTCATCACGGTGATGGCGCTGCCGGCGGCATTGGCGCTGCTGGCCTGCGCGGCGGCTTCGGCGGCAAGCTGCGCCCCCGCCGCGACGTCCATCGCCAGCTGGGCCGCCCGCTCGCTGGTCCGCGCCTGATCGGCGGCATCGAGCGCCACGCGCTCGCTGGCCGCGACCACATCCAGATTGGCGGCCTTCAGCGCGCCCCAGGTGGTGTTGTAGGCGACGTCGCCCACCACCAGGGTCAGCAGGGCGTCGTCGGCCGGCGGGCGCTGCGCCAGCTTGTTCATGAAGCGGGCGCGCGCCACGGAGCCTTGCGGCAGATACAGGATCTCGCCCGCTGGCGTGGCCAGCGGCAGATCGGTGGTGTCGGACATGAAGGGCTCCGTCAGGCGATGACGTCGAAGAGCAGCCGGGCGGCGCCACAGCGCGGGCTGAGCACCGTGGCGCGGATCTCCCAGGCGCCGGCCTCCTCCAGCAGGAGATCGAGCGCAAAGACGCCGGGGCGGATCTCCGGCGTGCCGGGCTGCGCGAAGGCATCATCGGCGGCGCCAGGGCGGTCCACGGTGAAGGCGATGCCGCTGGCGCCGAGGACCGGCGCACCAGTTTCGGCGTCGGTCAGGGTGAGGAGGAGGCGGATGCCGTCCTGGCACCAGAAGCGCGGGCGCGGGACATCCTCGCGGCCGGCGATGCTCAGCCGCGCCTGCACGGCGGGCGGGTAGGGTCCGCTCATGCGGGGCCTCCAACGGGGATCGCCGCAGCGCCTCGCGGCCTGCGGTGGTGATGCTCAGGGTGTGGGGCGGCCTTGCGCGGCCGGTGGCCGCGCTAGGGCAGCGGCGCCGTGGAGAGCACCTGCTCGGCGCGCTGCGGCGTGATCAGCTGCAGGCTCACCAACAGCGCCACGCCGGCGAGCAGATCGGGGTGGTCCAGCTCCACGATGTTGCCCGCGGCATTCAGGTCATCGAGGAAGACCTGCAGCGTGGGATCGCCGGCCGTCAGTGCCTGGCTCGCCGCCACGGTGATGGCGCCGCGCTCCGCCCGCGTGAAGCGCTCGCGGAAGGTGCGCGCCGTGACGATCGTCACCGGCGCCAGTTCGGGCGCGGAGACGATCGGCGCGGAGAAGCGGGTGCCGTCAAAGACCCAGCCCGGCTGCACGGCCTCGGTATCAGCGCCTTGCAGCTCATGGCAGGTGTCGAGGAGGGCGGGGTGGAACATCTCGCGCAGATCGACGCCCTGGGGGGGCACGATGATCTCCGCCACCCGGCCATCCACGATGCGTGCGTAGCGTGCCATGCTCAGTACTCCACGATCACGAGGCCGTCCGCGCCCTTGCCGCCCGGTCCGCCAATCGCGCCGCCACTGCCGCCACAGCCCGGCGAGCCGCCGCTGTGTCCGGCCGCCACGCCGATGTTGGGACCCGACTTGGTGCCGCACCAGGCGGCGCCGCCGAAGCCACCGCCCATGACGCCGTCGGAATAGGGCTGGCCGAGGCCGCCGCCGGTGCCGCCGACCTGGAACTGGCCGCCGGCCGCGCCGCCGCCATTGCCAGCGGTGATGGCCGAGCCACTATTGGCGCCGGTGCCGCCCTGGCCACCGGCCGCGGAGAGCAGCGCGCCGAAGCTGCTGGCGCCGCCAACCGCGCCATCGCCCGCAGCGGTGCCGCCGGCACCGCCGGCACCAACCGTGACCTGGTAAACGGTTCCCGGCGTCACATCATAGACGCCCTCGACATAGCCGCCGCCGCCGCCGCCACTGCCGGCCGAATTGACGCCAAAGGTGCCGCCGCCGCCGCCGCCGGCGGCGATGACCTTCACCCGGATCCGGGTGACACCAGCGGGCACGGCCCAGGGGCCCGAGCTTTGGAAATAGGTAACGTGGGGCGCGAACAGAGCGCGCAAGGCGCTGAGCACCTGGCTCCAGTCGTCGCGGTTGGGGGTCAGGCCCGCCGCCAGGATGATGGAGATCAGCTCCTCCTGGATCGGGTTGAACTCGTCGGCGCCGAAGATCGAGGATTCTTGGCCGCCGGCGGGATCGCCATTGGTGCCGAAGCCGGGCGTGCCGATGGCAGCCGCCAGGGCCGGCTTCGCAGAGACCTGCGTGCCGTTCGCGATGCGTTGCATGGGGGTCCTCAGACGTACTGGAACAGCAGGATGGTGTGGGCCGGGGCGACCGAGCGCAGCTCGCACTCCAGCACCGCGTTGCCCCAGGAGCGGAAGCGCTCGCCGAGGCCGCTCTGGCCCAGGCGGAAAGGCCGCACCGTGGTGGCCGGCGCGCGGATGGCCCAGGCATGCGCCCAGGCTGCATGCCGCATGCGGTTGCCCATGCGCATGGTGCCCAGGCGGGAGGGCGCGTACTGCCGGATGCTGACGGTGTAGCCGAGCTGGGCGGCGCGCTCGATGAAGTAGGCGGGCGTCTGGCCGCCGCGCGCGGTCAGCCGGGCCACCACCTGGCCACGCCGCTGCTGCAGCGTGGGCGCGGGGCCGGCGCAGGGGTCGGGCAGGCCGAGGGCGGCTTCCCATTCGGGCAGCAGCTCGTAGGCGGCGGCCGGAAAGGCATCCACCAGCAGGGCATCGGCGCGGGCGCGCAGGCGCGCCGCCGTGACCGCCACGCCCTGCAGGATCTGGCCCAGGGCGCTGCCGGTCTCGCGCGGCCAGACCACGCCAGGCGGCAGCAGCGCCTGCAGCGCCGTCTGGAACTCGGCCGCCGTGCGTTCAGGAGGGCTCGGCATGGTCAGGACCAGGTGATGGTGTTGAGGGTGGCGAGCGAGCCGGTCGGCGCCACCACGGGCGCGGTGGGCGAAGCCAGCGTGTAGTGGCCGATGCCGGCGACGCTGGCGATGGCGCCGGTGATGTCGGATGGGTAGAGCGTGCCGCCTGGCGCCGCCGTGCGCCGCAGCATGCCGCGCACCGCCTCGGTGATGGCGGCGCGCAGCGTGGCGCTGTCGCCTTCGAGATCGGCGATGACGATGTTCAGCGGCAAGGGATTGGGCGCGCAGCTGAAGACCAGGGCGGTCACCGGCTGCAGCGGCAGGATGGCATCGGCGACGGTGCGCTGATCGCCTGCCGCCGGAGCGGTGCGCGTCTCGCCGGCGGCGCCACCATTGGTGCCCTGCGGAAAGCCGTTCTGCGCCGCCCGCACGTCATCGAGCATGGTGTAGACCACCACCGTGCCGGCGCCGGCGCCATTCGGGCTGACCCAGGCGCGGGTGACGCCGGGCACCGTCCTGGCCCAGGCGAGGTAATCGGTGGCAGAGCCACCCTGCGGGGGCGCGCGGTAGCGCTCCAGCATGCGGGTGCGGAAGTCGTCTTCTGGCTCCTCATCGGCGCCACCGGCGATTGGCGTCACCACCGTGCCGGCGGCATTCACCCCCGCCACGGCCGAGGCGATGACCATGCCGCCAGCCACCGCTGTGCTGCCGGCGGCACCAGCCTCCACGGCCCGGACGGAGACGAGCACCTGGCCGGCGGCATCCACCGTGGCGAGTGACGTGGTGACAAAGGCCAGGCCATCCGCCGCGCGGACCAGCCGGGTGCCGTCCGGCATGATCGCGCCGGGGGTGCCGCTGAACCGCACCGCCGCCTCGCCGGCGGCGGTGCTGGCGGCGATGGGGTAGATGCCGACCAGCGCCGCCCAGGCGCGCAGGAACTCGCCCGTCGCGGTGGCCGGGTTGGACTGCCGAGCGATCCAGTCGAGATAACCGTAGAGGCCATCGACAAAGCCGGCGAAGACCTTGGCCAGGATGCGCAGCGGCGCGGTACGCAGCAGCACGAAATTGCCGGTGCTCTGCGCCACGTCATGGGCGCCCTGGGCAAACAGGGTTTTGAGGGTTGGACGCTGAAAGGGCATGGCTCAGGCTCCCTGCCACGCCCAGGCGGCGGTGACGGTCTCTTGGGTGCCATCCAGGCGATGGATGGTGACGGTGCCGGCGATGCGCGAGGGGCCCTGCCAGGCGGCCGCCACCTCGATGCGGGCGGCGATGCCGTCGGCGATCAGCCAGGCCAGGGCCTCGCGCATGTAGTCCTGCGCCAGGCGCAGCGTCTCCGGCAGGTGCTTGGCGCGCCGCAGCAGCCACAGGCGGGAGCCAATGGGCTGGTCGTCCAGCAGGTCGCCCCACCAGCCGCGGCGGTCGGTCTCGCCCGGCGGCAGCGTGTCGTCCGGGCCGGCGCGGCGGTCGGTGAAGAGGCTGACATAGACGGCGGTGACCAGCGGCGGCGCTTGCTCCAGCGCACCGCCGGGCAGCAGCGTCCAGTCGGCGCTGAAGCCGTCAGCGCTCCAGCGGATGGCGATGTCGCCGCTCATGGCTTGGGCTGCGCGGTGAAGCCACCGCCACTCTCGACGCCGCCATGGATGTGCTGCTGCAGGCTGACCGTGCCGGCCAGCACGTCGCCGGCGGCCTCAATGCGGCCGGTGGTGGTCAGCAGCGGCGTGGTGATCTCGACCTTGGTGCTCGCCTTGATGGCGATGGTGCCGCCGCGCTTGATGTGGACGTGGTCACCCTCGTCGGTGTGGATGGCGACCTCGCCTTCGCGCAACTCGATCTGGTAGCGGGCATCGTTGGTGGCGATGATCAGGCCCTTGGAGCGGTCGCCAAAGGGAAAGACCATCACCGCCTGGGCGCCCGGCAGGGGCCGCGAGGTGATGCCGTAGTGGCCCAGCAGCGGCGTCTCGTCGCGGATCTCGGCGTCATCGATGCGGACCTGGGCGCGGCGCAGCGCCTTGCCGCCCAGGCCGGTGGTGGCCAGGATCCGCCCAAAGCCGCAGAGCGACAGCAGGCGGCCGGCCATGCGCTCCATGGCGCTGCTCATGGGGTTTCTCCGGCGCGGTTCTGCGAGACGCTGCGCTGCATGTCGGCCAGCACCTGCGCGTCGAAGGGCTGCAGCACGATGGGCTCGGGCTCGAAAGCCTCGGCCGGCATCAGCACCAGCTCGGCGCGGGTGCCCTCGGCGCCGCGCAGATAGGTCACATCGGCGATGACCCATTCCACGTCGCTGATCTTGAGCTGCGGCAGATCCAGCGGCACCCGGGCATTCGGCTCCCAGAGGCGGCCGGCGGCATCGCGCCAGCTGTCCACCGTCACCACCAGCATGCGGCCGCGGCCGTTGCGGCGGTTGCGCTCCCAGAGCGCCCGCTGCTCGGCGATGTCCTGGCCGAACTGCATCTGATCCGAGACCAGCACCTTCGGCCGGAAGCGCCGGCCGGTGCCAGGCTTGTCGGCGCCGACGGTGACATCGGCCACCTGCACCCGCGTGTTGACGGTCTCGGCGCCGCCGGCGGCGTGGCTGATGTCCACCAGCAGGTCGGTGGGCGACCAGATCACCTCGTAGAGGCTGTAGCGCTGGTCCACGCTGAAGGTGGCCTGGGCGCGCTCCACATTGCCGGGCAGCGCGAGGCCGGAGGCCATGCGGTCGGTGCCGGCGCGCGACAGCACCAGGTTCCCGTCGGCGCCCTCATAGGCCAGCATGGCTGAGTGGCGCGCGGCGCGCTCGATGATGTCCCAGCAGGTTTCGGTCAGGATGACGTTGAACTGCGGCACCGCCAGCCCGTCGCCGTCGCGGGCGGTGACCGCGATGTCGAAGAGGCCGCAGAGCTGCGCGACCAGGGCGCGGGTGCTGCTCTGCAGGACCTGGTTGTGTGCGCCGCGCAGATAGGCGGAGCAATCCACCAGGTCCTGGCACTTGCCGCGCCCCACCGCCCGGATGACGTGGGAGCTGGGCGAAATCTCCGGGGCGTAGCGGTCGATGTAGCCGGTCACCACCACGTCGCCGCCGATCAGCACCTGGCAGGGCGCGCCGGCGCGGATCTCAGCCGCCTCCGCCTCGCCGGGGAAGCGCGCGGTGAACTGGATGTCGAAGTCGGAGGGGCAGCGCTCGATGCCGCGGCTGACGCGGATCTCCTGCCAGCCGGACAGGCGCTGGCCTTCGGATACGAGCGTCAGCTCGCCGTCATCAGGCATGTCAAGGTTCCATCGAAAAGGCGCCCGAAGGCGCAGTGCTCTCAGAGTATCTAGCGTTGCGAGTGCCGCCAAATCGTTCTACAACCAGAACATTATCATCTTGCCGACGGAGGCCGACATGTCGCGCTGGGTGGTGCTCACTAAGCCGGGCTTAAAAGCCGGGAAGGGCGGGGAGGAGCCGCCGAGTGGCCCGTTGGAACGCATCGCGAGATATGTTCCGGCTGAGATTATCTCTCCGTACACGATGCTCTTCGCTGCATTCGTCTCTCTTGTTAAAGGCCGAATCACTGCCGAGTACTGGCCGCTTGTGCCGGCGGCTCTTATGTTTCTCTTCTTTCTTGCCACAATCGCATACGTGTGGCGTGAGACGAGCGGAGCCGTGCGGCGCGTCCACCTTATCGTGTCGCCCTTGGCTTTTCTTGCCTGGGCCTACCCAATATCCAGCGCCCTCCTCGGAGATTGGTTCGATGGGATTGTTGCCTTGTCTGCCCAGGCTATCGTGATTTGCCTCTCGATCGCCTTGTGGCGTGAGCCAGGGTGAAGAGATGCACATCCTCCATCGCCGTCTGGATGAAGACACGGAACTTCGCGATGCGGTGTCTGGTTTGAGCGAGCGAATTCGAGGGAATCCTCTCAAACACGCCTTGATCCTCGACCTCAACCCGGTCTGGCTCACCTGCTACCAGATTTGGGCTGCTGGCTATGATCCGGATTTACTGATCCGGCATTGGCCTGTTTTTCCCAGCTGGAGCTTTCTCGAACTCAACGGCCTAACAGACAGCCTTGATCTAGAAAAGCGGTTCAATGCCGTAGATCATTTTACCATGGCGATCTTTGGCCGTGGAACGACCATGCAGCCTTATATGCTGCGCATTTATTCAAAGCCAATCCTTGAGCCGAATCCTTCACTTCTGGAATTGCGGGCCGCACTCGTCACTGCCGCCCGCGACGCGAAAATCCCAACGGTGGTGGAGATCCATACCCCAGCGCGGTTGATTGGAGCACCCGGGGATCGGGTACTGTCTTCCACTGGAAACATAGGAACGCTGGGTGGCTTTCTGAAGGATCCTGCCGCTGGCACGATTTATGGCATGACCTGCGGGCATGTCATTTCGAGCGGTACGGCCCTCACGCCTGCCGGATTGCTCGGCTCCTGCGTCAAAGCTGTCACACCCGTAGCACTTCCAGCTGGGGTATCGTGCTGCACCGGATGCAACCACATGACCGAGATCGACCTCGCGCTGATCCAGGTTCAGGGAGCCACACCGGTCAACAAGGCCACCAGCATTGCTCAGACAGTCTCGAACAAGCAACTGGTCGTCATGGATGGAGCAACAACCGGCAGCGTCCGCTACGAAATCGGTGGTGCCGTCGTGGAGCAGGAGATCGACGGTTCCTGCTGGACACGCCTGTATCAGGTTCATGCACCAGTGAGCGCCAGCATCCTGCCAGTTTCTGTGAATGTTGCGATAACGACGCTTCCAGCTAACGGCGACTCTGGTTCGTGGCTATTACGGGGTGGCTCGGAGTGGGCGGGCATGGTCGTAGCAGCGGACGCGCTTCATGGATATGCTCTGGCAGCAACAACCCTACAGGCGGAAGCCAGTAAATTGACTGGAACGGCGTTGGCGCTCGCGTGATTGAGCGACAGCTTTGTCAGCATCCCTGCTAGTGCCTGTCTCGCCTTATCCAGAAGCGACCGCTGTTATCGACTCAACGCCTGAAAGATCGGCGGCAGGAAGAGGGGGTCTGGCGCATCGGCATAGGCGGCCAGCTGATCGGCGCGCTCCAGGTCCTGGTAGAGGCGGTAGGCCTGCACCAGGCTCGGCAGCGGCGCCGCGGTCTTCACCTCCACCAGCGCGGCCAGATTGGCCGCCCGGGTGGTGAGGTCATTGGCCACGGCGGTCTTCAACGCCCGCAGGGCCGTCACCGCCGTGTCATCGATGCCGCCGGCGGCGAGGATCTCTTCCTCCAGGAGCCCACAGATCAGGTCCCGCAGGGCCACCGCATCGTCATAGGAGGCGGGGCTGCTGGCGGCGGCGGCGCGGGCCATCTCCACCAGCGCGGCACGGCGGCACAGCGCCGCCACGGCCGTCTGCATGGTCGCCATGGCGGTGCCGATCGTGTCGGCCGCCGTGCTCTCCTCCGGCCGGTAGCGGGCCAGCGGCGCCAGCAGGCGGATGCGCTCGGCCGGATCATCGGCCACGGCCGCCACGGCGGCCGCCAGGCGGCGCACGGCCGCCGCGAAAGCGCTGCCGCTCATAACTTGGCGGCCAGTTTCTGCACGTCCTCGCCTCCCTGGCTGACCGCCGCCTGTGCCCGGCTGAGGCGGCTCAGCCCGCCGGCGACGCTGTTGTTGCCCTGGCTGATGCGCGCCAGTGGCGAGCGCGCCCCGGTCAGGTAGCGGCTGAGCTTGTTGCCGACGCCCGGGATCAGCGAGCCCACCGAGCCGATGGCATTGGTGGCGCTGCCGACCAGCCGCGAGGCGGTGGAAGTCCAACCGCGCACCGTGGTCTGCGCCTGCCTGACCGCATTCAGGCCGCCCTGCGCCGCCACTTGGAGGCTGCCCAGGAAGGAGCCTTCCGAGGCGGCTTCCAGGGCGCTGGCCGCCTGCGCGACCGCATCACCGGTGGCGATGGCGCTGGCCGGGTAGAGGCGCTGCTCGCCTTCGACAAAGACGAAGCTCAGCTCGATCACCCGGCCCAGCTCATGCCGGGCGGAGGTGCCGAACTCGACCAGGGAGACCTGGCGCAGGCCGAGCGTCGGATGCACCAGCTCGCCCGGGCCTTCCTGCTCGGCCGCCTCAATCATCTCGTCCTGCTGCTGCGCGACGTCGTCGCCCACCAGGTAGCCGACCAGATGCATGCGGCGCGCGCCGCGCCCCAGGTCCTCGACCCAGACCGCATCGCGGAAGGGGTATTCATGCAGCGCGGTGCGGCGGCCGAAGCGGCTCTCGGTGACCAGCACGTCGAATTCGATGCCGCGCCAGGAAGCCCGGCGCAGCTCGTCTCTCCAGCCCATCAGAGCCCTCCTGCCATGGCGCGCTCGACCCGCACGCCGCCCTCGGAGCGCGTGGTGGTGGTGGCGCGGGTGCCGGGCGGCAGGCCTTCCAGCCGCACCTTCACATCGACCTGCTGTGGCGGCGTAGCAGGAGGCGCTGGGTTGGCAGCGGGAGCGGGCGCCGCCGCCGCCGAGGCGAGCGGCGCTGGGGTGACGGCCGAAGGCGCTGCCACTGGTGCCGGAGCTGCGGCAGGCTGTACCGCCTGCGGGGCGGCCAGCTGCGGCAGCATGGCGGTCGCGGTGCGGGCACGGGCGGCGGCCTCGCCCTCAGCGTTGGCCGGCCGCTCGTAGCGGCGTGACACCACCGCGCCGGCCTCGGCCGCCGTGCGGGTGTTGCGCAGCGCCTCGCCGGCGGCGCGCTCCTGGCCCTGCGTCAACTCGTAGTGGACGAAGCCGAGCTGCTCCTGGAAGGAAGCCTGCTGGATCGGCTTGCCCGCCCAGAGCCGGAAGGCGCGCTGCCGATCCGGGTGCCACTGCGCTAGGCCGAAGGCGCGGCCGCCATCGCCGCGCGCCTGGTGGTCCAGGCCGGCGCCGCTCTCATGCCGCAGGTTGGCCACCACGCCGGCGGACTGCGCCGCCGTCCAGCCCTTCTCACGGAAGAAGCCGAAGGCCTCACGCTGCCGCTCGGTGGCTTCCTCGCGGGTGTAGGCGCGAGCCGGGCCGCCCGGCGTCAGGTTGCGCCGCAGGGCGGCCGTCAGGCCGCTCAGCAGGCTGGGGGCGTCCGGCCCGGGGGTATCCACCGCCGGGGCGCCGTAGAAGCCACCCAAGGCGCCACGTTGGCCGAAGTTGCGCCGCTGCTCGGCCTGCTTCTCCGGGCTGTTGTCGCGCTGCTCGCCCAGCTTGTTCATGGCCATCACCCCACCGACGGCGGCGGTGATGCCGGCGGCGCCGGTGACGCCGAGCAAGCGGGCCGCCCAGATCGGCAGCCGGAAGGCGCCCAGCGCGCCGAGCGCGCCGACGATGCCGGTCAGCGGCGTCAGCAGCTGCAGCGCCAGCACGGCGCCCAGCGTCTTGGCGGCGGTCTCCCAGCCGCCCATCCAGGCAATGGTGCTTTCCACGCCCCGGCAGATGCCCAGGATCTTGTCGCCCAGCTTCTGCAACCCGCCGCCGGAGACAAAGCGATCCACGGCGCCGGCCAGCTTGGTGACGATCTCCTCGACACGCTGACCGATCATCTCGCGGTTGGCGGCGATCCAGTTGGCCAGGCGCTCCAGCAGCGGGCTGATCACCGGCGCCAGGCGCTGGGCAATGGTGTTGACCAGCCCTTCGCCGGCCATCTGCAGGTGCGTCTGCGCCAGCTCGAACTTCTTGGCCGCCTCAGCGCCCTGTTCGGTCACCAGGCCAAAGCGGCGGGCATCGGCCTCCCAGACGCGCAAGCCGGCCGAGCCCTGCTTCAGGAAGGGCAGCAGCGAGGCCGGCAGGCGCAGCGCCGACATGACGCGCGCCTGCAGGCGGGGGTCGGAGATCCGCGCGATGCCATCCGCCACCTCGGGCAGCGCATCGGAGGCCGAGCGCGCCTTGCTCTCGGCATCGCGCATGGCCACGCCGAGCAGCTGGAAATACTGTAGCGCATTGGCGTCGCGGCCACCCACGGCGTCCGACAGGGCGTCGCCCAGGCCTTCCATGCCGGAGGCCATGTCCTCGGCCGAGGCACCGGCCAGGCGGGCGGCGCCCTGCATCGCCAGCAGGCCGGCCACGCTGGTCTGCACCCGGTAAGCCGTGTTGCTGAGCTGGGTGCCAAAGGCGGCCCAGCGGCTGGCCAGATGCACCACGCCGGCCACCGAGCCCGCCGCCGTCAGCGCGCTCAGCGGCGGGATGATCTGCGCCATGGAGCGGGCGACGCCGCGCGCGGCGGTGCCCAGCGCCGTCAGGCCGCTCACCCGGGCGACATTGCTGCCGAGCCGGGAAAAGCTGTTCTGCACCCGCAGCGCCGAGGCGTTGATGCGGGCTAGCGGCGCGGTGATGCCGTCCACGGCGCGCAGCGTGATGCTGAGGGCGCCGCCATTGACCGTGCTGGCCATCAGCCTTCTCCTCGGCCAGCAGAGCGCCGGCGCAGCTCACCCACCCACCACAGCAGCCGCGTGATGGGCAGGCGGTCGATGTCAGACGGGCCCCACCCGGTCGCGAAGGCGAGTTCGCTGATCAGTTCCCGCCAGCGGTGTCCGGGGAGGGCGGCGTAAAAGGCGCGAAGTAGTCGGAGGCGCGCTCCAGCACCCGCTGCGGCAGCTTCAGCATCACCTGCGCCGGCGTGTTGGACACGCGCTGGATCAGCTTGACGGCCTGATCGAAGGGATCCGCGACCTTGCGGGCCTCCAGCAGGTCCTCGACCGTCGGTTCGCGCAGGGTCAGGCTGTCGTAGGTCTGCTGGTTCCACTCCACCGCCGGGAAGCGGATGCGCTTCGGCGGCAGGACGTCGAGGATCTCTTCCTCGACGGTCAGATCATGCTGCAGATCAGTCATCGCGCACATCCTCACCCTCGAAGCGCACCGCGTAGGTGGCCTCGCTCGCGTCCACTTCGGCGGAATCGACATGGCACAGGTCGGTGCCGCTCACCCGCTTGCCATTGGCCAGCTGCAGGGTGATCGAGACCGAGACCATGTCCTGGAAGCCCGAAAGCGAGGTGCCGGCCTCGTCGCGCAGCACCGCCTCGATAAAGCCCGGGGTGACTTCCTCGCTGTAGCCATGGATGCGATCCATGCCCTTCAGCGTGGTGCGCTTGACCTTGGCCACGCCATACTTCGGCTGAGAGACCAGCGGATACTGGACACCATCGATCCAGATCCAGGCGCGCCCGGAGATGCGCTGCATTGCGCCCGACATGGATTAACCCTCCGCGTTGCGGGGCTGAACCGCCACGGCGAGCTGCCGCAGCTGGTCGATGGGGATGATCGGCAGCAGCGCGTCCACGCGGCAGCGGTTGGAGCCGTTGCGCTGCACCAGCAGCGAGGCCTTGAACTGCTCGTAGTTCTGCACGAAGCCATCACGCTCCAGGGCGCGGTAGCGACCCAGGATGGCGTCACGGATGACGGCGGGCGTGACGATGTTGCTGCCGGCGGCGAAGTTGGTGCCGTCGCTGGCCAGCTTGAAGCGGCCGAAGGTGTTGGTGATGAAGCCGCGCAGATCCCGGATCACATAGGCGATCGTGTAGAGCCGTTCGACATAGAGGTAGCTGTCGTCGGGCTGCCCCAGCGCGTTCTTCTGATAGGTGGTGACAATGGTCTCGGTGGTGACCGTGCCATCATCGCCCACCCTAAAGGCGCTCAGCCCGTCCCAGAGCAGCACATTGCGCTCGGTCATGGTGAAGCGCTTCTCCACCGGCGGCGCCAGCATGTCGAGCGCCAGGCCATGCAGCGGCAGGCCCGGATCGGCGCGCAGGCTGACGGCGCAGGCGCCGCAGAAGTTGGCCGCCACCAGCCAGGCCGGGGTCGGGCTGCCGTCGAAGGGCAGTACGCTGACATGCGCGTCGTTGCGTGCCAGGCCGAAGGTGGTGGCGGCCGCCAGCGTGCCCCGGAAGGCGGTGAAAGCGCCGCCATAGAGCATGCGGTCCCAGCTCCAGCGCGCGGCCAGGAAGCTCTTCATCGCGTCCAGGCTGGCGCTGTCGGTATAGGGCAGGGCGATGAAGTCGAATTCCATGTCACCCAGCGCCGCCAGCGCCGTGTCGAGCGCCGGATTGGCGGTGCCGCCACTCATCGCCGTCAGCGTCACCGCCAGGCCGGCCGGAGTGCTCTCGCCGCCGGCGGCGCCCCGGTAGTTCAGCCGCAGGTCGATGTCGTTGCCGGCCAGGCCCTTGTTCTTGGCGGTCAGTGTCACCGTGCTGGTGGTGGCCGCGGCGGTCACCGGCAGATCGGCGGCGGCATTGATCGCGGCGGCGATGGCGGTGGCCACCTGCGCCGTGCTCAGGGCGGCGGAGACCAGCACCTGCACCGGCATGCCGGCGACGTAGAGGTTGAGCGTGCCAGTGACGGTCGGCGCGGCGGTGACGGCGAGGCTGCCGGTGGCCGCGACGGCCGCGCCGGCATCGGCCAGCGGCAGCAGGTAGACCTCGCCGAAGGAATCGCGCTTGCGGTACCACTCCGCCATCAGCGCCAGCATGGAGCCGGCGCCGGCGGCGGTCTTCGCGCCGGAGAGGCTGGACAGGATGACCGGCTTGCCGGCCTCCAGCGTGCCCGAGCTGAGCTGCTGGCCGATGATCAGCGTGCGCTGGTTCTGCTGGCCGCTGTTGGCGCGGCTGTTGTCCAGCTCGGCGAAGAACAGCGGCAGGCGCAGATTGGACGGGATCTCGCGGAAGTTCACCATCAGGCCTGGCTTTCCGTCTTCGGCGCGGGGGCCGGGGTGGTGGCCTCGACCACGTCGCCATCGGCGAGGCGGCGCAGCCAGTAATCGGAGCGCGGCACCGTCCGGCCCTCGGCGGGCAGGAAGTCGCGCAGCTCGGGGTCGCGCACGGCGAGCCCGGGCCCGGGTTTCAGCGTCATGGGGGCTCCTATGGGGCCGCGGCGGAGGGGTCCGGGGTGACCCGGAAGAACAGGACGGGCTGCTCGCAATCGATCACCGGCGGCGGCAAGCGGTAGATCTCGTGCCAGCGCATGTCGAAGGCGATCAGCGCCTGGCCGAGCGCCCGCTCGCCGCTGCGGGCGTCGATGTTCAGCGTGGTTTTCACACTGGCGATGCGCTCGATGCGGCCGGTGTCGGGGTCGAGCAGCTCGGGCGCGGTCATCACCGCGATGCAGACCGCTTCGCAGAAGCGCTCCAGCTCCGCCTCGACTTCCACGCTGCGCCGGGAGGCGGCCTCGGTCTTGATCTGCACCGCCATGGTGCAGGCCACCGCGTAGGTTTCGCTCTGCTGGTCGGTAAGGGTCTTTTCTTCCTCGTAGCCATAGACCAGCGCGGCGGTCACCTCGGCCTCCTGCACCGGCCAGTCGCGGGCGCGGAAGACGCGGCCGCCCAGCTCGGGCAGGCGCCGCTGCAGCACGGCGGCCACGATGTCGCGCACACCGGCGCGGAAGTCGCTCATGGCCCGGCACTCGCCAGAAAGCCGAGCGGCAGCACCAGCCAGCCCAGGCCGTCCGGCTGCACGTCGGTGATGTCGAAGGCGCGGCCGAGGATCTGCGCGCGATCCGTCGCGCGCAGCTCCACGCCGGGCGGCAGGTCGGCCTGCCGAATGCCCAGCACCGTCTTCTTGATGGAAAAGGGCGCGCCGTCCTCGCCCATCGCCTCGATCTGGAAGCGGTCGAAGATGCCGTCGATCTCGATCAGCTTCTCGCCGCCGCGCTGGATCAGCACGCGGCCTTCGACGGCAAAGGCCTTCAGGATGGCGGCGCTGGTCAGCGCGTCGAAATCAACAGCCATGGCGGTGGCCGGCTCTTACGAGCCGACCTTGCCCCGCTGCAGCATTTCCGGCCGCGTGCAGATATGCAGCGGGTAGGAGTAGACCTCCTGGCGCCACCAGGCATTGCGGTCGCGGTCGAAGATCGGCTGCACATAGATCGGCTTGCCGGGGGTGTTCACCCACTCGAAGTTCTCGCCCGGCGCCAGCGCGCGCTCGAAGACGCCCGGGGCGCCGACGGGGAAGAACTTCACCTTGTCCGAGGCCACCGCGATGGTGCTGTTGTCGTTGGAGCCCTGGTAGTTCTTCCAGTCGATGCCGCCGAAGGGCATGGAGGCAAAGGCCGAACCCTGGCGCAGCTCCTGCGCCGCCTGCCAGTTGAAGTAGGTCTTCACCACGTCCTGGTGGCTGATCAGCGCATCCCAGAACTCGTCACCGCAGATGGCCTGCACGCGGGTGCTGGGCGTCCAGGCACCCTGCGAGGCGCGCATCATGGCGCGCACCACGGCGTTGCACTTCTTGCGCAGGTCGCCATCCTTGGGCGAGGTGGCATTCAGGTTGAAGGCGATCTCGGCCGGCTGGGTGACGCCGAATTCCTCGAACCAGTCGTAGAGCACCGAGCCATCGGCATCGAGCAGGATGCCCTGCACGGCGCCGAGGCGGTGCAGCTCCCAGGTGTATTCCATGTTGCTGGTCAGGCCGGTCGGGCCGGCGAGGCGCCGCGCCACCTCGGTCTGCAGCTGCATCATCACGGATTCCTGGCCGAACTCGCGGATGTTCTGCAGCTCGGAGGCCATGATGGTGTCGCCATGCGCCAGGCGGTGCGCCTCGAAATAGCGCATCGTGCGCTTCTCGGTGGTGCGCTCCTTCAGCGGCGCGCCGCGCTCGCTGGTCGGAATCACCGTCAGCTTGCCGTTGCGCTCCTCGACGGCCAGCGCCGTGGTGCGGATCGGCTTGTCGGTGAAGATGTTCAGCTCACCGAGGCCGGTGGGCAGATAGGGGGTGCGCTCGACGAAGGTCGTCAGCTCGATGGTCGAGAAGGCGTCGTCGCGGAACAGATTCAGGATGGTCACGGAGGATGCTCCAGCCGCTGGCGCCGCGCCAAGCGGCGCGGCCAGGGCATGCGAAGGGGAGGAGCAGGCGGTCACGCGGCGGCGAACTTGCGGATTTGCGCAAGTTCGCTCTTCACCGCGCGAGGCTGCGGATCAGCGGGCGATGATGCCCTTGGCGCGCAGGTCGGCGATGCCGGCGGTCTTGCCGGCGGCATCCACCGCGGCGTCCCAGCGCAGCTCGGAGGCATTCACCTCGGCGTCGCGGCTGACGAGGGTGACCGTCTTCTGCCCACCGGCCGGCACGATCACCGAGCCATAGAGGATGCAGGAGGCGGCTTCGCTGCCATCGGTGCCGGCATTGTCGTAGGGCGCCAGGCTGCCGTCGGCGCTCAGCGTCGCCAGCACCAGGCCGGCATCCAGCACCAGGTCGGCGCCGCCAGCGTTCTTGATGATGCCGGTGTCGCGCGAGCGGAAGCCATTGGCTTCGCTGATCAGGAAAGCGCCGTTGTAGAAGCGCTCGGAGATGACGGGGGAGACCATGGTGTCGGTCCTTCCTTACTTGCGGCCGATGCCGGCGCGCTGAGCGGCCGCATCCCAGGAGTTGGCCTTGGCCTGGCGGCCGGAGGGCGGCGGCGGCGCGAAGGCGCTGGGGCGGTGGCCGCCATAGGCGCCCATGCGCTCACCCAGGCCGCCGGTGGAAGCGGAGGCCTCTTCCTGCGGCAGGGTCTTCAGCACGCCGATGGCCTGGCTGGCGCTCATCTTGGTGTTGAAGGCGAGGTTGGCGGCAGCGGCGACACGGCCGGCGGCGTGCTTGGAGCCGAAGATCGCAGCGCAGCGGGCGCGCTCGCGCTTGCGGGCGGCGCGGGCCTTGGGGTCGCGGTCGTCCTCGTCGTCCTGCCGCTCCTCCTCGTCCTCGTCGTCATCCTCGGCGGCGGTGCGGCGGCCCTTGGGACCGTCTTCCTCGTCGTCGTCATCCTCGGCGCGGCGGCCCTTCGCCTTGCGGCTCTTGGGCGCGTCGTCCTCGTCGTCGTCATCCTCAGCGCGGCGACCCTTGGCCTTGCGGCTCTTGGGCGCATCGTCCTCGTCGTCGTCATCCTCGGCGCGGCGACCCTTGGCCTTGCGGCTCTTAGGGGCGTCGTCCTCGTCGTCGTCCTCGGCGCGGCGACCCTTCGCCTTGCGGCTCTTGGGCGCGTCATCGTCGTCGTTGTCGTCGTCCTCGGCGCGGCGACCCTTGGCCTTGCGGCTCTTGGGGGCGTCGTCGTCCTGGTCGTCGTCTTCGGCACGGCGGCCCTTGGCCTTGCGGCTCTTGGGCGCGTCGTCCTGGTCTTCATCCTCGGCGCGGGCGTGGGTGGCGGCAGGGCCGAGCAGATGCGCGAAGCTCAGGGCCCGCAGCATGGAACGGGGCATCAGTACCTCGTAGGGGTCAGGGGGGCGCCGTGAAGCGGCGCGGTCAGAGCGAGCGGAGCAGATCCGCCATGGCGGCGTTCGGGGCGCGCACCGCGTCCGCGAAGCCGATCTCGACACCGGCGGCGCCGAGGAAGGTGCCGGCCTTGGTGCCGCGCACCACGGAAGCCTTCAGGTCCCGGTTGCGAGCCACCGTCTCGATGAACAACTCGCCCATCGTGTCGATATCGGCCTGCATGCGGCCGAGCGCGCCCTTGCTGAGCGGCTCGACTTCATTGCCCTCGGCCTTGAACTCGCCGTAGCGGATCACCGTGACGGTGAGGCCGGCCTTGCCTAGCGCCTGCGACATGTCGCAGTGCATGCCGATGACGCCGACGCTGCCGGTGCCGCCGGTGCGGGGCACGGTGATGTGGTCGCAGGCGCTGGCCAGCGCGTAGGCGGCCGAATAGGCGCTCTCATCCAGGATGGCCCAGAGCGGCTTCTCACCGCGCATGCGGAAGACCATGTCGGCCAGGTCGAAGCAGCCGGCGACCTCGCCGCCCGGGCTGTCGATCAGCAGCGCGATGGCCTCGACCTCGGGGTCATCCAGCGCCGCCAGCAGGTTCAGCCGGATGCCGTCATAGCCTGTCATGCCGCTATAGGGGCGGAGCGTGCCGAGCTTCTGCACCAGGGTGCCCGTGACGGGCACCAGGGCCACGCCGTTGACCACCTCGTAGGGGCGGTCCTCGGCGCGGCGGCTGAAGGACCGGCCGCCCTCGTCTTCCTGGTCGAAGGCGCCCGGCTTCAGCCCCAGCATCTCGCCGCCTCGGAACAGATGGGCGATGCCGAGCCGATCGGCCAGCGCTGCCATCACCACCTCGGCCTTGCCGGGGTGGATGGCGATGGGGGTGTTGAAGAGCCGCTGCGCCAGGTGTGGGAAGTGGTTCACGCCGGCCGCCCGTGCTTCAGCGCTGCGACCACCAGCACGGTCCCGCCCGCCACAATGGCGGCCATCAGCAGCAGGCTCAGGATGACGGCGGCGATGATGCCGCCGACAGCCCCAAGACCCACCATGACCAGGATAGCAACGGCCGCCGCCAGCGCCCGCAGCAGGGTGACAAAAGCCCGCACCAGCGGGCGCAACAGCGCGGTCATCGCACGTTCTCCAGGGTGTCCCAGCCCGGCGGCGCCAGGTCGGAGATCACCGGCGTGAAGGCCTCGCCAGGCCAGAGGGTGGGCATGGGGCCGGGCTGGTTCATGGCGGCCCGCAATTCCGCCATCGCCTCTGGGCTCAGCGGCGGGATGTGGATCGCGTGCAAGTCGGCCAGCAGAGCCTCACCGTGCCGGAGCCGCCCCGGCCCGGGCAGAACATTGGGCGCCGCCGCGGCGAGCGGCAGCGCCGCCAGCAGGCCCAGGAGCCGGCGGCGTTCGGTGGTCTTCATGCGATGCCTTTCAGGTGCCGTCGCGGTTGGGCTGCGGGTCGGGGCGCTGCTGGTTCTGGTAGAGCGGCGAGCCCATGGCCCAGGTCGGCAGCGCGAGGCCGCGCCGCTTCATCATCGCGACCTCCAGCTGGCGCTGGTCGAGGACCTCCTCATAGTCGCGGCCCTGCTCGGCGCATTCGTCTTCCAGCGTGCCAAAGCCCGCCTCCATGCCCAGCACCGCGCCCTGGCGCTCGGCCACCGGGTCCACCCAGCCACGCGCCGGGCCGATCCAGCGGCAGGCCATGTAGGCGGTTCGCATCTCGGCGAAGGCGGGCGCGTTGCGCGGCAGCGGCACCCGCCCCAGCTCGATGGCCTCTTCCAGCCAGGCGCCATAGATCGGGTTGGCGAAGCCAATGGCAAAGTTGTCGCGCCGGCGCTTCAGTGTCTTCCAGGCCTCCAACATCGCCGCGCGGGCGCTGCTGTAATTGGTCTTGCTGTAGTCCCAGCTCAGCTGCTCGGCCGATTGGCCGGTGGCCGCCGCGAAGCGCCGCAGCACCGCGCCCTGGAAGGCTTCAAAGCCGCTGTTCGGTCGCGTCGCGGTGACCGATTTCACTTCCTCGCCCGGCGCCAGGGTTGGCAGCCGCACGCCGTTCAGGCTGAGCGGGTTAGTGTCGTGATGATCCTTGCGGACCTGCTGATAGGCGCTGAGCGTGTCATCCTCGTTGAGGATGTTCGTCATGTCCGCCGGGTCCAGCGGGCTCTGGATGAAGGTGGCGAAGATGGTCTGCAGCAGTGCCTGCTGCAGCTCGGCCTGGTCATAGCGCGAGAGCATGCGCATGGCGCCCAGCACCGAGGTCAGGATGCTGGTGCCGCGATGCTGGGTGCGCCGCTCCGGCTCGAAGTCGTGCACCACCACCGGGCGGCCCCAGGGCGTCTCGCGCTCGAAGTAGTCCCAACGCTGGGATTCGACGGCGAGGTGGGTATCGCCCTCGTGCGCCTGGCGGATGTGGTAGCCCACCGTGACGCCAAGGCCGTCAAGCTGGCAGCCGCCGCGCAGGCCTCCAGTGTCCATCTGCCGATACGGGTTCGACAGCCGGTCGGGATCGACCATCTGCACCGCCGTGGCGTAGCGGGCACCACCGGCATAGACCCGCTCCGGCAGCCAGAGCAGTGGTGCGATGGCATCGCCGTCCACCAGCTTGTGCCGCAATGCCAGCCAGAACATCTGCGTCATGGTCAGCTGCCGGGCGGCGTCGCAATGCTTGCCGGCGTCATTGGCCCACATGCGCCATTCGGCCTCAGCCGCGCGGCCGAATTCATCGGCCCAGGTGGCGTCGAAGCGGCCGCCGCCCATCAGTGCCAGGGCGCGGTAGTCGGGCTTGGCGACCAGGCGGAACTGCGAGCCCACCGCGCTGTCCACGATGCGGGTGATGCCGCCGGAGGCCCAGCCGTCGTTGCGCACCACATCGCGCGAGCGCGCGACCATGCGGTCACGGTCGTTGTTGATCTCGCCGTCGGCCGAGCGGAGCCAGGGGTTCCAGTCCCCCATCTCCTGGCCAAAGAGGTTGGCGGCGTCATAGGCGAAGCCGCCCGCCATGCCGCCCATGCTGGGGCCGCCGTTGTGGCCCATGCGGGAGCGGGAGGGCGTTTTGGCCTGCGCCGGCACCGCCGTCGCCTTGGCCGCCGGGCGAGCAGCGGCGCGGGGCTTGCGAGGGCTCACCGGAACCTCACCGCAATGGCGTCTTGTGCGACGCCCAGCGCCAGGTTGATCTGGCGGATCAGGAGTCGGATCTTGGTGTCATCCGCCGCCGTATAGGTGACGGAGCGAGATCCGGTGCCCTGGGCATAGGCCACCGTGACCGCCTTCTCGCCGGCCGCCAGCGACAGCAGCGCCTCCTGCAGCGCCGCGCGGCGCGCGATCAGCAGGTCGCGCGACATGCCGGCGAAGGTGCCGCTCTGAATAGTTCCCGACATGCTGTCCTCATCAGGCCCAGCGCGATTTGCGCGCGACGGCCTTTGGTGGAGGCGGCGCGGCCGGCGGGGCCGGCTCGCCTGCCGTGGCAGGGATGGCGCGGCGCTGGAGATCCTCCGGCGTCGCCTGATAGGGCTGGGCGGCCTCCTCGGCGCGGCGGTTGAGGCCAAGGCCGAAGTGCAGCAGGCCGCAGAGCGCGGCATAGGCGTAGACCCGGCAGTCCAGCGCCTCGTTGCGCCGGCCGGGCAGCTGCACCCAGACCCGGTACTTGCGGCCACCGGCCTCGCGCACGTCCAGGCGCTCGGCCAGCAGGTGGGCGTACCAGTTGATGTCGCGGTCATGCGGCACGTGCATGTAGCCGGCGCCCGGTGCCTCGATCGCCAGCCGGGCCCGGATCACGTCCTTGGCCGCGTTCACGCCGAGCATGATCGGGCGATAGCTGGCCTTGGTGCGCGACATCGGCCGCTTGGTCGGCCAGACCGGGTTGCGCACGCCGTTCTGCGCGCTCTCGCCCTTGATGCCCCAAATCTTGCGGCCGAGCCGCGCCTTGCAGAACTCGTAGACCTTCTGCGTGTTCTGGCCACCGGTATCGATGCAGGTGGCCGCGATGACGAAAGGCTTGCCGTCATCGCGCAGGAAGGTCTGCTTCAGGTAGGCGTCGACCTTGTCCCAGACCACGTCGGTGTTGGCGTCGCCCTCGATGACCTCGTAGGCGACCGACCAGGATTCCTCGTTGCGGCCCCAGCCCACTACCTCCAGCTCGACACGATCCGGCTGCACGTCCACGCCGCAGGTCAGGATGGCGACGCCATGCGGCACCTGGCCCGCCCATTGCTCGCCACGCTCGGCCAGCTTCTCCAGCACCAGCGCCTTGCCGCCATGGGCGCGGTAGGGCAGCCCGGCCTGGGTATTCCACCAGGCCTGCAGCCGGTCCTCGTCGCCCTGTGCCGCCAGCCACTTCTCAGCGATGTCGCTGGGCTTGTCCTTCTGCCAGGGGCTGAACAGCTTGCCGGCCTGGAAGCCGGCGTGCTTGTTCGGCACCGCCCAGCTGCCGCAGTGGGCGCATTTGGCGCGGTAGACGGCCCAGCGAGGCCCCTGCCACCAGTCCCAGACCTGCAGCACCGAATCCAGCACCGGGCTGCCCTCCCGCGCCGCGCGCCAAGCGCGTTCATAGGCCTCCAGCGGAAACTGCAACTCGCCGCAGCACTTGAAGGGCTTCGTCTGATGGTGCCGCGTGGTCTGCAGCGCCTTCAGGCGCTCGCCTTCCACCCAGGGCCGCCGGCACGCCTCGCACCAGATCTGCGCCGTCTCCGGGCGGTGCGTCACGCCCTGCGGCGTAACGTCCTTGTCCCAATCGACGTGCTTGAAGAAATCCAGGAACTGCCGGTGCCGGCAGTGCGGACACTGCACCGAGCCACGCCGCTGGTCGCTCTCGGCATAGCTGGCGGCGATGCGGCTTTCGTCCTCGACGGTCGGCGAGCAGACCCGCAGGGACAACCAGTTGAGCGCGAAGCTGGCGGTGCGTTCCTCGGCCAGCGCGATGGGGTCGCCTTCGCGGGTGACCGGGTATTTGTCCACCTCGTCGCAGAGCAGCACCCGGATCGGCCGGCGCGCCAGGTTGTCCGGGCTGCCGGCACCCGCCAGCGCCAGGAAGCCGCCGGGGAAGCTCTTGAAGAGCAGCGTCTCGTCGGCCTTGCGCGTCTTGGCGGTGCCGATCAGTGGCTTGAGCGCGGGCGTCGCCCGCACCATCGGCGTGATGCGCTCTTTCGAGAACTGCTCGGCCGCCGCTTCCTTCGGCTGCAGCAGCAGCATCGGGCAGGGATCGAGATGGGCGAAGTAGCCGAAGACGTTCTCCAGCAGTGCCGTCTTCAGCAGCTGCGTCGAAACCATCACCGAGATGATGTGAACGCCCGGCTCGGTCACCGCCATCATCGGCCCGCGGGCCACCTCGACGGTACCGGTGCTCCAGTCGCCGCTGTTGCTGCCTGCTTCCTTGGCCAGCTTGCGGTTGTTGTCGGCCCAATCCGGGACGCTGATGCGGGGCGGCGGGGTCCAGCCCTTCTGGGCGGAGAGCCAAAGGCGGTCAGTCTTCGGTGAAGGCGGTCGGCTTTGGCTCTCCGAGCCGCACAAGCTGCTGGTGGACATAAGGGGTCATCGCCTCGACGACTTTGGCCGCGTCCAGGCCCAGGTCGGCTGCCAGAAGCGGCCCGATCTTTGTTGGCCAATTGGTCCAGGCGTCGCGCCATTGCCGCGCCGCCTCGAACAGCACGTTTTCGGCCAGGGCCAGCTCGATCAAGGCGCCGGCGCGCTTCTGGGCATCGAGCGCCTGCTTCAGGGCCAGGGCGGCCGCCTTCACGCGCTCGGAGGTGGCGAGCGCTGGGAAGTCGCCGCTCAGCACCCGGCGGGCGAATTCGTCGAAGTCGATGCTTTCGCCGTCTTCGCCCTCACCCTCGGCGGCGCGGCGGCGCTTCAGGGCGCCACCATGCGGCTGGCCTTCCAGCGCCTCCTGGGGCCCGCCAGGTGCGGACACCGGCGGGGTGCTGGTGCGGACAGTAGGTGCGGACATGTCCGCACGCATGTCCGCAGCCGTGTCCGCACGCCGGTTGGCCTTGCGCCAGCCGGTGCCGACCAGCGCGGGCGGCAGCTTCCCATCGGGGAAAGGGGTGAGATATCCGCCACTTATGGCGCGGCGGATGATCTTGTCGCTGACGCCTTCGCGGCGGGCAAACTCGCGAATGGAGATGCCGTCCGCAGCGGGTGCGGACACTGCGGACACTGCGGACATGATTTCATACCCCGTAGCTGGAGGTGGGCGGGGGGGCGAATTGTCCCGCAGGCCCCTACCCCCCGAGGAAGGACCCAAGAAGGGGGGGCCTGCCCTGTCAGCTAAGGTAATGAGAGGTGGCAGGAGGGATGGATGACAGCTGAGCACAGCTGGAGCACCGGCTCCCGGCCTGCCATTCCACCGCAGCGGTACGAAGCACCGGCCGCCTGCCCGGCCTGGATCTACAACAACCGCAATCGCGTTGAGCGGCTCTGGGCGAGGCTGAAGGAATGGCGCGCCGTCGCCACGCGCAATGAGAAAACCGCCCGATCCTTCCTCGGCGTCCTCTGCCTGGCCGCCCTGCTCGATTGGCTTAAGAGCTAACGGACCCTAGCGAGGCGCCAGCTAAGCTGGAAGAATTCAGCCCGGAGCTAAAGTATTAAAGAAAATATTAAAATAAGTTCACGGGTTTGAATACTTTGATGGTATACCTTCATTGGGCGGCCGTCAGGTTGTCTGCCGGACACCCGACTTTACAGTCAGAGGGTGTGCCATGTTAATCCATGTAAAACTTCTTGCCGTAGCGGCAAGTCTCGGAATGGTGGCCTCGGCGTCTGCTGCCGGACAGGTCGTCCCCAGCTACACGCAAGGCGAAAGCTTTTCTGTTGCTCTGGACCCCAGCCGTGCCAACAACCTGGTTGGGGGTGGCCTTCTGCGCGTCTCGGGCGGCAGCGAGGGCATAGAGTACGACGATAGTTACTGGATCGGCCAAACCACTAGCTTCCCAAGCCGGATAGGAGGTGGGGAAGGCGGGGGCATAGTCTATGCCACAACTCAGGCTTCCGTCCCAAGAACTAGCATGCGGCGTTGACGGTGGTCGTTGCCGCTAGGCTGCTCGGGAGCAGCAAGGGCACTACTTGGCCGCTCCCCCCTAGGCTGGCTTCCAGTGCAACTCATGTGGCCGGGCGGAGTGGTCGAAGCGGTCTCCTGGGCCTCCCGCTTGCACCACTCTCGGATGGTTTGGCTGCTCACCCCCAGGGGCTAGGTCGGCACGCTGCAGAGCTCGGTGGAGCAGGCGATCTCGCCACAGCCTGCTCCGTTTAAGTGGATCGGGAGCTAACAGGCTCTAGGACCTGATTGTCGCCTTCGCCAGCGACTGGCGGAAGGCGGCCGGCCAAGTGGCCTGGGCCACCTTGAGGGCGCGTGCCTTGAAGCCGAAGCGCGGCTTGTAGGTCGCCTTGGATGCGTAGAAGGCCAGCAGCTTGGTGGCGCCGCCCTTCAGGCGCTGCCAGAGACCCGGCACGCCATCGATCTTGCCGCTGAAGGTGGCTGGCTTGGCGCGCGCCACAGCCACCGCACCCCTCGGCATGTTGCCGTACTGGTTCCGCCGGATCTGGCGCGGCAGCAGGATGGCCCGCTTCTTCGGCTGCCGGGTGCCGCCGGTCTCCTGCAGCTCCAGGTACTCGGCCTGCTTGTCTTTCACGAAGACCCGCGCTTCCAGCGTCGCCTTGGTGGCGCGCTGGACGCCGATGCTGTTCATGGTGAAGGGCGTCGGCTTGTCGAAGATGCTGGGCAGCTGCCGCCGCACCGCGATCTGCGCGGCGGCGGCAGTGTCGTTCAGCGCCTGGGCGGCCGCGAAAGGCACCTGCTTCCGCGCCAGGTCATCCAGTGCCCGGGTCATGGGTCGGAAGTCGGCGCGGAAGTCAGGCTTCACGGAATGCGCCGCAGGCAGGATACGACTCACGGTCACGCAACCTACGAGAGCATTTCGTGTTGATTCTCAACCAGAGATTGCGGTCTTTCAAAAGGGCAAGGCATCATGTTGGCTACCGTCGGGACTATCGCTGCTACCGCTCTCGTGGCGCCATTGGCCGCAGCCGCCCTGGTAGGGCTGAGCGTGGTAGGTGTGGCAGTGGCTGGGCACCTCACGAACCTTGCTCCAAAGCTGCCCTTCCTGGCAGAGCCCGCGGAAGCGGCACCTGCACCAGCTCACCGCTGGCCAGCTTCTCGTTGATGACCCGCTGGTCATCGCGCAGCAGCCAGTTGGCCAGCAGGTAAACCGGCGTGCCGTGCGGGCGGTGCATGAAGCCGGTGGACCGATCAGCCACCGCATGCACCTCCTGCCCCTCGGGCGTCCGGTACTGGCCGTGCCCCGTTGGTTCCCAGCCGAACTCGGCGGTCACCAGCTGGTGCGCCTTGGCCATGCTGCGGGAGACCAGCAGCGCCACGGGGCGCGCCAGGACCTCCGACATCAGTGGCCGCGCGCCAGGCGCTTCGCGTTCTTCCGCGCGCGCTTGGCTTCCGCCGCTTCGATAGCCAGGAAGTCGCTGGCGCCCATACGCTTCGGACCACGGCGGGGCTCGCTGCGAATGGCCTGGCGGGTGATCTCGCCCGCCACCACGATGCGGCGGCTGGTCTCAGAGCTGCTGGGCCGCAGGATCATGCCGGCCGCCGCGAGGGCGGCACCGAGAATGCGCATCGACCGCAGCATCAGCGGACCTCCAGCATGGTGTAGGCCTTGCGACCTTCCTTGCCGGGCATATGCTTCCCGACCATGGAGCGCGTGATCTTCGGCCCCACCGTCTCCGGCAGCTCGGCCACGTCGGTGCGCGTCAGCACATGCGTGCCGGCATAGGCGACGGACGCATCGCCCATCGCCTGCAGCAGCACCGGCTTGATCTCCTTGAGCCGCTTCTCCAGCCGGTTCTTCTCTGGCGCGGCCTTGGCGTACTCGGCGGCCAGCTTCACCAGCGCCGGGTCGGTGATGACCGGATAGTTGGTGCCGGCGGGCGCCGCCGGCGCCGGATCCGCCGCGGCCTTCTTGGCGCGCGGCTTCGGGGTGGTGACCATCAGGCGGAAGTCCTCTTCAGGATGCGGGCCACCTGCACGGGGTGCCAGACGTCACCGCCGGCAGGTGTGCGGATGCCGCGCGCGGTCAGCGCCTCGGCGATCTGCGAGTGGTTGGCGCAGCCGGCCTTCCGCGCCGCCAGGATGGCGGGCAGCACATCGCGGGCGTGCTGCGCGGCCTTGGCGACGCGGATCTCGGTGGCCTGGCTGACGGCAGCGCCGTCGCCGGCGCGGAGCTTCGGGTTGCCGAGCTTCACGCCGCGCGCCTTGGCCGCCTGCAAGGCAGCCCTGGTGCGCGCCGAGATCATCTCGCGCTCATGCTCGGCGACGGCGGCCAGGATGTGGATGGTGAGGCGGCTGGCATGCGGGTTGTCGCAAGCGACGAACTCGATGCCGGCTTCCATCAGGTTGGAGACGAAGGCGACGTTGCGGGCCAGCCGATCCAGCTTGGCGATCACCAGCGTGGCGCGGCGCGACCGGCAGGCGGCGATGGCCGCGAGGATCTGGGGGCGGTCATTCTTCTTGCCGCTCTCCACCTCCCGGAACACGTCCAGGATGCGACCGCCGGCGGCGCGCACATGGCGCTCAACCGCCTCTTGCTGGGCCTCTAATCCGAGGCCGCTGGCGCCCTGCTTGTCGGTGGAGACGCGGTAGTAGGCGACGAACCCCGGAACGCCGTCCCCGCCCCCCAGCCTCTTCAGCGGGGTTTTGCGGGCCATTCTGGATCCCGATTATGGGTCGGAGGGGGTGAACACTACGAAACGTCCGTTTGACGAAATGTGCGGACAGGCGCTTGATGCTCAGGCAGTCGAAAGGGATGCTTGATGCCCCTGACCGATGACGATAGGCGGGATGTCAAAGATCAGCTCCGCGACATCATCCGACGCTCCGCAATCACAGGGCAGTACGACAGCCCAGAGACCGCCGCCGCGCTCGTGGTGCTGGTGATCTGCCGCGAACTCGGCGTTCCGCAGGAAGACGTGCCTGCTGTGCTGCAGAAAGGATTGCAGCGGTGGGGTGGCGAACCGTCACAGTGACGAGTGCCGCTGGCAATCGGTCGTTGCGGCCGTTGGTACAGCGGCGCCCTTTGGCGGAGGCGAAAGGGTCGGCGTAACGACGACACCGAGCGCCGCGCTGCTGAGCCCCTGCAGGGCTTCGCAGTCCGGATGGTTCACGCCGCAGATGCGCCCTTGCAGGCCGCGCGATGCCGGGCAGGTGCATGCGTACATCAGGCCGCCAGCTCCAGCTGCCGCGTGGTGACGATGCCCTTGATCTGCAGCGGCCAGGTCAGCCGGGTCAGCGCTTCCTGCCACAGGCGATGATCGCCCTGGTGGCGGAGGCGATCTGGCGCGCTTTGCCGCTCGCCCCAGAGGCGCAGCACGCGCGCATGCTCCAGGTAGATGCGACGCTGGCGGTAGAGCCGGTCGATGCACTTCAGCACATCGTCCGGCTCACACGGGCGCGCGACACCTTCGACCGTGAGGACAGGCCCGGCGCCGTCACGGCGTGCGATCAGCACCGCCATGGTCCAGAGCCATGCCTCTTCAGCGGAGGCGAAGGGTCGCGCGCCCTCCAGCACGGCCTCGGCCGTGTCTGTGGAAGGGGGCATTTCGGGTTTTCCAGGTGGATCGCCGGCGGCTCAGGAGCCCTGAAACGCAAAGCGCCCGGAACCGTGGGGCTCCGGGAGCAATTGTGGCGGTGCGGTTTGCTTACCGTTTTCGCCGCCGCCACGTCAAGTCATGTCGATGCCCCAGCGCTCCGCCAGATGGCGCAGGGCCTGCACCAGGGCCTCGGCCCGCGCCGCCTGCCCGCGCACCGTCAGTTCCTCCAAGCACAGGCCGGTCAGCAGCTCGTCGCCCGGATAGCCGATCTCTTCCATCAGCCGGTTCCAGGCGCGACGGGCCTTGGCCATGCCGTCGCTCATCTCGGCGACGCCGGTGCCGTTGCGGCCGATCTGCGCCACCTTGGAGGAGAACAGCCCGGCATCGTTGAACAGCCCCAGCAGCTTGTTCGCCGCGGCATACTGCCAGTCGTTCAGCTGGCCGTTGTCCCACATCCGGTCGATCAGGTGGCTGTCGGCGAACTGACGGGTCAGCGCCGCTTTCAGGGTGTCGTCGGACAAAAAGGCGATGGGCACCAGGCGCTGCGGCCGGGCCAGCATCGCGGTCAGGTCCTCGTCCTCCTCGCCATCCTGCCGCTGGCGCAGGATCTCGCTGGCCAGCGCACGGGACTGCCGCTCGCGCTCCAGCGCCTCGGCGCGCTGCTGCCGCGCAGTGTCCGCCACCTCGTCGGGGCAGACCCATGGCTTCGGCAGGTCCTGGCGGGCTTCATCGAAGACCACCACTTCGGCCGGCTGGTTGTCCTGCCGGGGCATGGCGCCCGCCGGCAGGGTCAAAGTGTTGCGCTGAACCGGCGCCGCCTCGGCTGCGCCCGTAACCAAGATTGCCGCTACGGCCGTGGCCGTCATGTCCGCCCCCGCGCCGGAGCCCCCTTCGGCGCGGAACGAGAATAGAAGATGCTCACGGCCGCGTGAAGAAAAATCCAGCCCCAGGTTGGGTTGGCCGGAATAATTAGGGTCGAAATGCCCGGTTCCTGAGACGCCCTGGATGCCCATTAGGCGCACTGCCGGGCCGGCTCGGCCACCTGCAGCATGATCCCTCGGCACTCCGGCAGCAGCGCCCGGCAGGCCCCCTCGATCTGCGGCTTGAAGCGGCCCGCCACGTGGTCGCGATGGAAGCGGCCCGGGGCGGCGATCAGGGCATAGCCTTCCTCGACCCCCAGCAGCACCAGGCGGCTCAGCCAGGCGCGGTATTCCGCTGTCTCGATCTGCTGCCGCAGAGCGGCATGCACCCCGCACCACGCGGCGTTGAGGCTGGCGATCTCGCAGGCCGGGGCCGCCGCCTCGGCTGGCTCGGCCGCTGCCGACGTCGCACTGGCCGCCGGGGCTGATCCCGTCACCCCAGCCCGCTCGGCGTTCTCGTCGCACCAGATCCGCCAGCGGGCCGAGACGTCGGCCAGCGGACGGCCGGAGGCGAGGAAGTGGTCCCGGAAGCGGCGGGCGACCGGCTTGGGATCCAGTCCGAGGCTGCGGGCGTAGTTCCGGTCCTCCTCCGATGGCTGCCAATCCCGATCTAGGGGGCGGGGGGTCGCGCGCGCCTGCGCGCCCTCCCCCCTGGTGGTTCTTTGGTGGTTCTCTGGTGGTTGGGGTGCAGATGGCGCACCGAAAACTGACGAAATTTGCACCGCTGAAACCACGGAATTTGCACCGCAATCGGGCGCTTCATCGACTGCTGGCTTGGGTGCGCCATTTGCACCACAAGCAGATGAAGTGACAGGTACTTCAGAAGCTTCCTGCTGCAAGCGATGTTTTTTATAAGCCCGACGCGCGCTGCGGGTCTGCGGTGCAGACGGCGCACCCAAAAGCGGCTTGGTCAGGTTCAGGTGGCGGTTCAGCCGGTAGCGCGAGGATGTGCGATGGCGGCGCATGACGACGATCAGCCCCATCTCCTCCAGCACCGCCAGGGCATCCAGCACGGCGCGCTTCGACAGGCTGGTGCAGTCGCTGAGCGTCTCCACCGAAGGCCAGCACTCGTCCCGCTCGTCAGCGAAGTCCGCCAGCTCGCGCAGCACGCTGCGCGGTGACGGCTTGATCCGGGTCCGGTGCATGCCCTTGACCCAATTCATGCAGGGGATGCTCATGGCCGTTATCCAGCAAGCCGCCTGCGGTCGCACACACGCGACCGCAGGAAAGACGGGAAGCAGGGAATCAGGCGCCCGCCGCCACCCTGGGGATGTGCAGGGGATGTCGCGGCGGCGGGTCGCCCCTCGCCCACACGAAGGGGGTTCGGGGGCGAGATCTCGGAAAGGGGTGTCATGCGGCAGCTGCGAGTTGGGAGGCGCTGGCGAGCTGCGCCGCCACGGCCGCCAGCACATCCTCGGACTGGGCATGCAGCTCCAGCGTCTCACGCTGGATCTGGACCAGGTCTTCGGCGCACAGGCGGCCATCGGCGAGCCCATCGGCGAAGACCCGGGCCACATCGGCGCTCTCGGCCGCCAACTCCGCCAGCTCCCGCACCACACACTGGCCGGCGCCCAGATCGGGCTGCACCAGCGCCAGGCCATGGAGGCGCGCCAGCTCGGCGGTGACCAGCTGGGCACCAGCGACACGTTCCAGCCGCACGATCAGATCCGGCGGCAGAAACTGCTGGCAATTCGGATTCTGGTAGTTGGAAAGCTGCGAGCGCCGCACGCGGCGGCCGCCATCCGTGCGCAACACTGCGACCGTTGCTTCCAGGCCGCCCAGGCGCTCGATCAGCTGCCGCGTGGCGCCCTTCAGGGCGCGGGCTTCGGCCTCAGCGCGCTGCGCCAGGTCATGTGAATTGCCGGTCATATGGACACGCTCCAGTTTACCGGGGCGCAGCGGCTGGGCAGGCTCTGCGCATGGTGAAGACCATCGACAGGGGACGCGGGCGTGGGGTGTGCCGGCGTCTCCCCCTCCATTGGCGGCAGCGCTTCCTGTTCGTGCCGGGCAACAGCACGGCGCAGGGGGCGCTGCATGCCGTGCGTCTCGACGCGCCGGATGGTCTCCGCACAGGGCGCAGGGGGCGCCTGGTGCCGGCGGGCAAGCCGATGGAGGGGAACTTCGGCGGCGGGCATAGCAAAGGCTCCAGATGCCAGCGCTCAGCTGGCGGCCGTCAGGACAAGCGCGCAGCGCTTCAGCATCCGCGCTTCGACAGGCGAAGCGGCAGAGAGGCCGAGAGGCATAGCGAAAGGGTTCAGCGATCCGCGCGCGGAGCCGCCGGCAGGCCCGAGAGGGCTGGATGCTCAGGGCGCGGTCGCTTTCCTCCTGCGGAAACGCGAATTGCGTCCTGCGTAAATTCCAGGACGCAGGTCCTGTAGGAGGGAAAGGAGGCCGACCGTCATGGTTTCAGGCCACGCCCGACAGGCTGCGGCAGCAGCCAGTGTCTAAATGCCGCTGCATCAGGCGGGCTCCGGAGCAACTGGCATCAGTACGGGCATACCTTCTCGAGCTAAGCGCCGAGCGCGATCCAGAGCCAAATCCTGCACAGTCACCGTGCCTTTAGAGGTAGCTGCAACTTCGGTCCAACGAACATCAGGAACACCATGCTTCCTCCACGAAGCGAGCGTGCGCACGGAAATCCCCACTTCCTCGCGGAAGGGAGCCGGGCCGCCGGCAGCGGTGATGGCCGCTTCAAGGGGTGTTCCGATCATGCGCCCATGATGCAGAATTTCTGCATTCCGTCAATCCAATACTCTGCAACGCACGAAAGGTCAGAGCGGTGCAGAATTTCTGCCATGAATAGCAGTGACCATAAGCGCCAGGTCGGACGAAACCTTTCCCTGCTCTGCCAAGCGATCGGCAGCACGGATGCCGAGATCGCCAGATCGGTCGGCGTCAGCAACAGCAAGCTGGGAAACTGGAAACGAGGCGATAACTACATCGACCCCTACGTCGCGACGCAGCTGTGCGACCGCTATGGCGTCACCATGGATTGGATCTTCCGTGGAAAGCTGTATGGACTTCCAAAAGAACTGGCAGACAAGATCTCAAGCCTGATGGTGCTCCCCCGATAGGCGGGTTCTACCTTCCGAGCGATCTCGTCTAGCCGCGGGTGCATGGTGGCGAGTCTCCTTCTGATTTCCCTTGCCAGGGAAGCACATAAGAACAATACGTGAACAGTCTAAACCTGCCGGGGCTGTTTGCACAATGCAGGAAATCTGCATTTATCCTTTGACGATATGCAGAAATACTGCACTATGCCGCCACACCCCGTGTGAGGAGGCCTCAGTGGCAGTCTCGATCAGCGTTTCTCCGGTTGCCTCGGCGACCGTCGCCCGCCCCGCTCTGCTGTCCTTCCTGGCGGTCGCCGCCGCTGGCATGACGCAGCGCTGGCGCCAGCAGACCCGCTCCACCATCCAGCTCGTCCGCAACGCCCGGGCGCAGCTGCTCGCCGAAGCCGCCCGCCGCGAGGCAGCCCGGCGCCGCCAGCTGCGCGACCGCCGGCCTCTCGCCAGCGCATCGCGCGGTGTCGCCCACCTGCAGATGCTCGCGGCGGAGAACTGGGCGCTGGCCTACGACGCCATGGCCAATGGTCATCGCGACACGGCCGCCGAGCGTCGGGCGGAAGCCGTGTGGTTCACGACCGAAGCGCGCAACCGCGCCGCCTTCGCCGCTCTCTGGCCGGAGGTCTGAGGCATGCTCCCTCGCCTTCCCCTCCGCATGGTGCCGCCGGATCCGCAGCAGGATGGCGCGGCCGCGGCGATCACCGGCCAGATGATGGACGAGCGCGATCACTACCGCGCCGCTCTGCTCTGGGCCTGGAGTGCCGAGCGCTGCGCTTCCGGCGAGGTCCTGCTGCGCGCTGCCTTGGGCGAACTGGGCCCCGGCATGCATCGCGAGCCGCCTGCCATGGAGGACCTGTCCCGGTTGGTGCGCCTGCTGCGCACCATGCCCTGGGCGCGTGAAGGCTTCCTCGACCTCGGTCGTGACAGCGAGGCCTGGAAGGTCGCCGGCAATGTCCTCTGCGAAGCGGCGGGCCTGCCCGACCCCTGGCTGTGGGGGCGTTCCTGATAGACCTGTTCGGGTTTTCGGCTCCGAAAACGACGCCGCCAGCGCGGCGGTCAGCGCCGGCGCTCGGTCGCATCACCGCGACCGCTCCGGTGCAGGAGGTTCCGCCGCCAGTGGTGGCATTGCCGCCGCAGCGGCCCGCCCTGCCCGCCCGTACCACCCGCGACAGCCAGGATATCCAGGACGTCACCGATGGTGCCGCCATCACCGTTGCCAGCATCCTGGAAGGCTTCACGCTGCAGGGGCCGGGCAACGCCTATGCCGGGGCCTCGCTGCGCCAGGTGATCCGCTGGATTGTGCGCGGCCTGGACGCCGATGGTTGGCTGCGGCCGGCGCCGGAGCCCGGTGCGCCTTCGCGCTTCCTGGTGGCGTTGCATCCGCCGGTGGCCTGCCCGCTGGAGGTCTACCAGCTGCTGACGCAGATGGAGGCAGCCATCAGCGCCGGCCAGATCATCGCGGGTCCAGGCCAGGACCACACCGCGCTCACCGCCTGGGCCGCCCATGCCCGCCGCACGCTGCACCAGCATCGCGCGGTGACTCAGGCGCGGAGTGAGCCGCATGCCTGACGGGATCCTGCGCTCAACCACCCGCGTCACCACCGTGCGCGAGCTGGCGCTGCGCTTGCTGGCGGGGCAGCAGCTGACGCATTGCCATGGCGCCGGCTGGTCTGTGGGGCCGGAGCTGGTGCCGGTGGATGCGAGCGTTCTGCGCCAGCTGCAGACGGGCTTCCGCCTGGTACCGGGTGGCGATGCCCTGCCCGGCTTCGCGGCCTCGATGTCGCAGACGATGGTGCTGGAGCCGCTGCGCAACAACGACGACGTACTGGGCCAACTGCGCCCGGCTGTGCGCGCCGCCGGTGGCCCCACCGCCTATGCCCGCCAGCATGGCTTGTCGAAGTCGTCCGTGGTGATGGTCGAGGGCGCCAGCCGCGACATGACGCCAGCTGTGGCGGCAACGCTCGGCATGGTGCCCTACACGGCCTGGAAGCCTGCGTCGCCTGCGGCCAAGTCGCCCGCCACACGGCAGCCCCGCCAGTCCCGTCCCTTTGAGGACTGGATGCTGCGCTTCAACCGGCTGCTGCGTCAGGCGACCTCGGATCGCGTGCGCGAAACGGCAGCGATGCGTCCCCAACGGTGGAAGGATTGCTGGTCGGAGGGAATGACGCCGCAGGAGGCCTACGACCGACACTGCAAGCCGTGGGAAGACGCCGCGTGACAGCGATGCGCGGCAAACTGCTGCGCTGCGAGCCGATGCTGAGCGAGCAGGAGCGACACCTGCTCGACATCGAGGAAGCCCGCTTGCAGGGCTTCCAGGATGGACACGCGGAAGGTGTGCGCAATGCCCTGACGGCGGTGCGTCGCGCCGCTGACAGTCAGGCGGTGCGCTGGCGCGGGATGGCATCGAAGGAAGCCATTCAAACCGCCTGCGACGAATTCATCGAGATCTTGGCACCCAAAGAAGGGACGAGCCGTGGCTGATACTGAGAGCATCAAGGCGCGCATCCGCTTGGTGCCTAGCAGGAGCCTGGCGCGGCCCACCTGCCCTCAGGTCAGCAGCTCAGTGCAGCCAGCAGCAAAGACCACAGATAGTAGAGCAAGAAAGCGCATGGCCGACATTCGTTTGCTTCGGTGACGTCATCCTGCACTCTGTGGAACGGCATATCGAGGGCCCTTCTCCTCCTAGCCCCGAAAGGCGAGCACTTTGGACAATCCCCTCCCCGACTTTTTCCTGCGTCTGGAAGAAGCCTCCGCCGCATCAGCAGCGGTAGACGACTTCGACGTGAATAGCGCCGATCCAGCAAGCGCAGCCACTTTTGCGAAGTTGGTGGCTGAGCAGGCTGAGGCAGCGGTGGAGTTAGTTCGCTACGTTCAAGAACAAGGCGAGGCGATCATCGCTGCCCTTTCCTCACCGCCTGTCTAACCCCGGTTTTGCAGAAGCTGAGCGATGCTACAGATCTTCAGCAGCGTCATTTGAGTTTTGGCTTGAAGGTGTTGGCCGCTTTGGGTGGTAGCAGTTCTTTGTCGCCGAAGCGGATTGCCGCATCTACTGCAATTGCAGCTTCGACATACCAAGACCGGACTTCATCCGTCTCAGAATCCCATTCCGTGTCTGGGCAGAATAGCTTGTGGAGACGCACTGCGATGGCAACGCTCATGATGCCTGTTCCCAGCCCAATCAGGTTAATGCACGGCGATGCACGGCCGCGACCCGAGGCAAGGGAGGCATCTGCTGTTTATCACAGCACGAGCCGAGGGAATACATCATACCAGAAGGGTGAAAACCCATGGGAACTCGCGTCCGAAAGGCGAACACCATGAGCGTGATAGAAGAGGTCGCTGCCGAGCGGCGCCGCCAGATCGAAGCTGAAGGCTGGACGCCCGAGCATGACGACCAGCATGCGGATGGGCAGATGGCCAAGGCTGCGGCCTGCTATGCAGCCACTGGCGCGATCCCTCCCGAGAAGCTGACAGCCAAGGCTGGGGACCTGATGACACGGACTTGGCCGTGGGAGCGGAGCTGGTGGAAGCCGCGCGGTGGCCGCAAGGATCTAGTCCGCGCAGCGGCGCTGATCGTCGCCGAGATCGAGCGGCTGGACCGAGCTGCCGCCCGCAACTCGCCATAACTTCTGACACCTTGCAACAACCACCACGCGGCAGATGACGCAATGAAGATCGGATACATGCGGGAGAGCGCGGCGGGCCCGTCATTGGCAGAGCAGCAGGCCCTGCTGCGCCTGGCCGGCATCGAGGACTTTAGCAGGCACGCCCCGGTCTATACCGACCGCCGCCGCAAGGGTCCGACCGCCACGACACCAGAGCGCGATGCCATGGTGCGCATCCTGCGGCCGGGTGATGTGGTGATCATCGCGAAGGCCACGCGCCTCGGCACCAGCCGGGCCGACGTGCTGAAGGCCATGGCCGCCATCACGGCGCGTGGCGCGGCGATCCATGACGCCGAGGTCGGGCAGGATGTGCAGCTGCACCCCGACGCCGTGCCGGCCATCGCCTTTGCCGATCGGGCGGAGAGTGGCGCCAAGCGGGAACAGGCCGCGAGGATGCATGTCCGGAAGGTGGCGCTGGGCGTGACCGGCGGCCGGCCGGAGCGGCTGCAGGGCAACACGAAGGCGGCCGCCGCGGCGGCCTGGGCAGATCTCACCAAGACCGTCCAGCAGGTGGCGGTCGAGTTCAACGTAGGGGCACGGACACTCTATCGGCTGTTCGGGCCGAAGGGCACGCCCCGCTTTGGCAAGAAGGCTCAACCATGAGCGAACAACAGACGGCCCGGCAGTTTCCCACCCGGCGGCTTCAATCCCGATCACTGAGGGCAGGGCCTAGGACGTCATCTCAGGAGAGCGGATGACTTCGTTGCTGCGGGCCGAACTCGAAACCGGCTGCCTGAAGGAAGCACTCCAAAGGAGTGCCCTGTACCGTCAGATGGTGCCCCCGCGTGTCCTTCCACGCCGCCGCAGCCAGAGGATCATAGCACGGGTGCGCTCACCCCCTGCACAAGATTACGACAGTCCCAAAATCCGGCTCCTGATCCAGCGAATGAAGGACAGACGGTATGAGTGACCAACAAACGGCCGCGAACTGCGGCAAGCGCAAGCCTTCGCCAGAGTACTGGTGGGCTGAGGAGATCCAATCCGGAAAGGTCATGCCAGTAGAAGTCATCAGAGAGCAGTCAGATGGGGTCAACGACAGCGTCGTTATGATCGGAGATGAGGGCAAGTGGGATGTGAAGTTCTACAGGCTGATCGAACAGCTGCACCCGCCCGGCCGGAAGGCGGTGGCAGATGAGCGATGAAACGGCCGCCCAGCCCGCACCATGCAGATGGTGCAGTAGCCGAGGCTAGTACTGGGCTGCCGGACCAGGCGAGCGGTACCAGGAGCGGTGCGACGTGTGCCTGCCGCCCGAGACGGAGGAAAGCCGCGATGGCCAATGATCCTCAAACGGCCGAGATAATGAGGCCGGATTACCTATTCTGCGCCAGAATTACGGGCCTTCCATAGACGGTACTCCGGCTGGAGTTTAAGTGTAACGTAGATGATGAGGATCACTAGCAGCGTCAGCATTGTTATAAACAAGGAGGCGGGCATACTCAGGCGGTTCATTATCAAATTCAGGAAGATAAAAACCGCAAATCCCGCACATATCTTCGCTGAAAGCACAACTATCTCTCCAATGATTCACTTATGACGCGCCAAGTTAAATAGAAGCTTGGGAATAAGCTACCAGGTTACTTCTGCTTGGCAACGACAGAAGCAGAAGCGCACTACTGGAGAGCCGCATGATATATGACCAGCAAACAGCCGAGCCGACCGCCTCTTCCCCGCGCGAGGTCTTGGTCCGCGTCAGGGCTGCGCTGAGGACCTGCCTTTTGGACGCACCCGGAGACCTCGCCCGGCCCGAGCGCCGGTCTGTGCTAGAACGCCGTATCGCCGAGTGCTCGCACGCGATCGCACAGATGGGTGCCGCCCATGGCTGAACAGCAGATGGCCTACCCTGAGGATGCGGAGGAGCACGCAAGCGCATTGGAAGAGGCGGTGTATGCGCAACCCTCCCCGCCCACCGTAGCGACCATTGCCAACGAACTCGGCTGGCCAGCCCCTGGCCGTGGCTGAGGCCGTAGGGGCTCATTACTGGATGTTCCTGAGCGGAGACCTGTCCAGCCCGGAGACCACCAGGATCGAAACTGATGGCGAGTGATCAGCAAACGACGGCCTGCCCTGGGTGCGATGACGCTGGGCACTTCGCTGCGTTCGTTGACCGAGAAGATAAAGGGCACTTCGACCCTGCTCTGCGCTGCTTCCTCTGCGGCGGTTCGGGGCGCGTCAGCGCCCAGACTGCGGAATGGCACGCGCGAGGCCGGGCATTGAGGGACGCACGCCGCTCGCGGGGCGAGAGCGTCTTCGACCTGGCGAAGCGACTGGGCCTGAGCTCCTCCCAAGTCAGCGCCATGGAGGTCGGCCTCGCTGACTCCTCACCTTTGGAGGTCGCTGATGACTGACCAGCAAACGACCCTAGATGCACAGATGGATAGATATACATCTGTATAGATGCACATCCAACCATCTATCCGTCATTGGACCATATGCGACCGAAGCAGCTGAGGCGATCTCAGCCTTGGCCGTAGAGAGCCAAGCGAAGAGCTTCCACCTCATGATCAGCCAGAACGATCTGGAGGTTCTGCTTGCCAACGGTAGGGGTCTCCATGCTGGCAATTTGGCTGAGCCGCCGGATGATGATTTCAGCACCTGAGCGACCGCGGCCCGTCTGGCCTTCTAGTGCTTTCAAAGCTGACGCGCACAGCACAGCGAGATCTGCGCTGTTGATCTGAATCGTGGCCATCCGACTCCTCGCCCACCGTTGGACGCGCACCTGATAAGGGCGCGGCTTAAAGAACGTGGGACAGCCGAATGAGTTGGAGCCATAGGACCCGCGCAGAGACGGCAAGCAGGTCGTGGGCGTGCCAGAATCAGGGTCGGACATCCCTGCCGTTCCTGGCGAAAACCTATCGGCAGCCTGCACATATCGTCAAACGACCCCGGATGCACATATGGATGGATATACATTTGTATAGATGCACATCCATCTATCTATCCTTTACTGGACCAGTTTCTTGTTCTTTGCCAACCACATATCCAACGCCTCTGAGACGATTGCTTGCTTTTGCCGACCGGTGCGGAAGCGGTGGAGAGCCAAGGCCTCGGCCTGTTCAGCCGAGAGCTTGAAGTTCATCGAGCCAGGCCGAGACACGGATGGAGTCAGCGCCGGGGCTGGAGCCGGCGGCGGCTCGACCGCCAGAGGCATGGGCGGAGGGTTCTCCGCCCGCTCGATGGGCGGCGGCGCATCCAGGGGCCCCTTGGCGAAGATAGCGTCGAACTTGCTGCCAGGCCGCTTGGTCACGCGGTGATCTCCTTGCCGACTGCTTCATAGGCCTCCCAGGCTCGGGCCGAGCCCTTCTCTTTTGGCACGCCACGAACGGAGACGCCGTTGCTGGCTGCGTGCTCGAAAACCTTCAGCCGCGGCACCTGCCCGGTGAACACCGGGATGCCTTGGGAGGTGAGGACCTGGCGCAGCTGCTCACCATCCGTCTCTGGCGACGGCGGAACCTTGACGAGCAGCACACGGTGCTTGCCCGGAGCCAACTCCTTGGCCGCGCGCAGAGTGTCGACGAGCACATCTGTTTCCAGGGTGGCCGGGACGGTGGGAATCACCAGCAGGTCGCAGCCCTGAGCCAGGGCCTCGAAGTCCGCCGATCCCGGACGGGCTTCAGTGTCGACGACGACGTGTGTGAAGGAGCGGGCCTTGTAGGCGCCAGCCTCGACCGGGACGACCTCGAAAGCGAAGCCACCGCGCTTGGCCCAGGCCGTGCTGGAGCGGTTCGGGTCACCATCGATCAGCAGCGTCGGAGCGAGCGTCTGCAGGTACTCTGCCAAGTGCACCGCTGTCGTCGTTTTGCCTACGCCGCCTTTGTAACTCGCGACCGTGATGTACATCTGTGCGGACATCCATCCATATGTGCAGATGTACATTTACACATATGGATGTACATCTGTACATCGATATTTAGGTGAGCTGATCGCGATAAAGCCCTGTTTCCGATTGGTTGCGTGGTGGGCAAGAGTCCTGCATTGTGCCGCGATGATCTTGGAGAGCCGCTCAATCCTGAGCAAAGCATAGCCCTAGAACGACGAAACCCCGCGCTTGCCGGCGCGGGGCTTGTCGGACCCGCCGGAGCGGATCGGAAACCAATGACGTTGGTACTCCCGATCCTACATCGCCGAATCTGCCGCGCAAGAGGATTTTGCGTGAACGGGTGAGGCTTGCCGGCTGGTCCTCGGGCCAACCGAAGGAGGATCGGCTGTGCCGATCTCACGATCACGCCCGGCGCGTGCCGGGTCTGTGCGCGTTGCCGCCTGGCAGCGCCAGCGCCTCGGCGATGCCGACCGCCGCCGCATCATGGAAGCCGCGCGCCGCCTGGAGCGGCGCAGCCACCAGCCGGGGATGCATGGCGGCGCCCTGCGCCGCACCGGCATCCTGGTGCTCTGGACGCTGCTCTATCGTGGGCCGTCGCGGCATGGGGTCTGCGATCCCAGCCTCGGCCAGCTGGCCGCCTGGTCTGGCTGCGCCCGCTCCACCGTGCAGCTCGCCCTGCAGCGCATCGAGGCCGCTGGCATCATGGGCCACGTCCGCCGTGGCCTGACGGTCGCCGGCCGCTGGTGCCAGTGGACCTCGGCCTATCTCTTCGCCAGCCCGGCGCAATGGGCCGTAAGCGATACCGAGGCTCGGTCAGCCGAAGTCTCTCAGGAGAAAAAGAAGCTTAGGGAAGAAGGCGGGGGAGGGGAGGGGAGCGCCCTGCCAGCGACCGAGCACGCCGCGCTGGCGGCGAAATGGGGAGTGGCGATGGTCTAAGGCCGGCGCGGCCTCCGCGGCAGCCCTCAGACAACCGGCGGCGGCAGGTCGCCGCGGTCCAACCAGTGGTCGATGATGGGGAACCATGCCTCGTGGTGGCCCAGGTAGGTGCCGTCAAGCGGGTGGCCCGGCATCACCAGGCGGTTGGTCTTGCCCCAGGAGCGCACGGTGGCGCCACGGTAGCACCAGATCTTCCAGGGGCCGTCCTCCGCCAGCTGGTGCGGCACGTGGGGTGGCGGCAGTTCGGGAGAGGATCGGGTCATGCCACCCATGTAGCACGCGCCAGGACGGCACCCCGCTGATGATTGCGGCAGCCCAGCGAGGGCTCGACGGGGGACACGATAAGCGGGCGTTATCGTGCTTGAGAAGCAGATCCGAAGGGTGGCTTTGCTAAAGCGCCCATGGCGGATAGCCTGAGTTCAGGAACGACGGATACCCTATTTGGGAGGCAGCCACTGCAACCGATCACCAAAGGGCGCTCAATCCGGCTCTACCTCGTTGATGGCACTCCAACCGGGTTGATCACCGCAGAGATTGTGAACTGGACAGGGCACGTGATTCTAGCGCCAAGGTCGCGCTTGGCAGACCTGCTCCAGCGCAAAGAGCCCCTACGAACAGGAGTATACTTCCTATTCGGGCCAGACCCGAACGATCCAGCACAGACGCTTCTCTATATCGGTGAAAGTGAGAATGTCGGGAAGCGTTTAACCCAGCACAATAAAGACAATGAGAAATCATTTTGGGAACGAGTATGCATCGTTACGAGTAAAGATCAAAACATTACGAAAGGGCATGGAAAATATCTTGAAAGCCGGCTGATCGAAATTGCCAAACGAGCTGGTAGAGCCAAAATTACCAATGGAACATCCCCTGAATATGGATGGTTACCGGAAGCCGATCTGGCGGATATGGAGTTCTTTCTCGAACAGGTTAAAGTTATTCTTCCTGTTCTAGGTCTTGATTTTCTGAGAGACACCGTTTTTATTAATGTTACTGCTAAGCCACAGGTGGCGAATGCTGAGGCAGCCAAAGTATCACTGGAGAGCCTTGGCTTGGTGCCACCTGCAACTACCGCGCGGCAACTAACTACAGTTCGAACGGAGCTAGGAGAAAGTCCCGTTTCCTTTCCTAAGGAAATGCCGCCAACCGTTGACCAAGATAAGCCTGTCTTCGAGATCAGGGACCTGAAATCTGACCTAGTCGCCTACGCTCAAGAGATTGCAGGCGAGATGGTGGTCCTCTCCGGCTCAAAGGCACGCATTGAAGAGGGTACTTCATTTACAACCTCACAGAAGCAACTGCGGAACAGCCTACGACAAAAGGGCATCTTGGCTGATGACCCAAACAGCTCGAACCACTACATCTTCACCGCCGACGTACCCTTCAGCAGCCCAAGTCAGGCCTCTGTCATCATCCTCGGACGATCAGACAATGGCCGCCTGTCCTGGCGAACCATGAACGGGGGAATGACCTACCAGAAGTGGCAGGAGGATCAGATCAGCAAGCTTCCTTCCAGTACTTCAGAGTAGCCGAGGCTTATGTATGGAACGTCGGTGCATGGACCGTAGGCCTGCTCAGGATCGAACCCACCGTTAAGTCGGATTGCGGCAACTGCCCGCCAGCAGTCCCATGCGACACTGGTTGAAGGATTATCGTGCTGCTGCGCCTATGGAAGCTGCAGTCGGGCTGCCCGTGTCGGGATCTGCGTGGCAGAATGTCACCGCCGGGACGAGGTCCAGAAATGGTTCTGACGCCGGCGCTTGGGCCTCTGCTATGCAGCACAGCCCCTTTCTGGAGAGAATGCATGTTCACCCACGTCATGATCGGCAGCAACGACCTGGAGCGGGCTCGGGACTTCTATGACGCCACTTTCGCCGCGTTGGGAGGCCAGCCCGGCGACATGGATGCCAGAGGTCGGCTGATCTATACCCACGCGGGTGGTCGGCTGATGATCACGAAGCCGATCAATGGCAATCCGGCGACCGCAGCCAATGGCGGGACGATTGGTCTCGCCGCTGCGAGCCGAGAGCATGTTCTCGCGTGGCACGAGGCCGGCACCGCGCATGGTGGTACCGCGATCGAAAGCCCGCCTGCGGAGCGCCCAAACGGGGCCTTTGTCGCTTACCTGCGCGATCCAGACGGAAACAAGCTCACCGCGCGAACTCAGGCGACGAAGTAAGCGTCGGCCGCGGTATCAGTCCGGCTTGGGTCGACAGCAGTCAGGGCCGGCAGCACGTATCGGCTGTCAAAGAAACAGCCTGGCAGGGGCGAGCCTGCCAGGCTGATCTGGTTCTGCTTGCTCCCTTCCACGCTGGCTGTCTGGCCAGCGCCGGTCCGATCAGGGCCTGTCACCAGTTAGGGCGTTCACCACGCCGCCGCAGTGCGCATGGTGTAGCAGGCCCTGCTTAACGCCCGGTAAAGGCAGCGCCGCTTTTCTGCGCGACGCAGGATGGCACGCCCCCGTCTCGGTAGCTGGCTGGCCACCCGCTATGCTCCGCCCATGCTGATGCTCTTCCGCCGCCTGCTGCTGGCCGCCCTGCTGCTCACCACCGCGCCCGCCCTCGCCGCCGATCTTCTCGGACAGGTGGTGGGCATCCAGGATGGCGACACCCTGACCCTGCTAACGCCGAAGCACCGGCAGGTGCGGGTACGCCTCTACGGCATTGATGCCCCGGAGAGCCGACAGCCCTACGGCACCCGGGCGCAGCAGGAGCTCTCGGCATTGGCCTTCCGCCAGCAGGTCCGCGTGACGGTGGAAGACACCGACCAGTACGGCCGCACCGTCGGCCGGGACTGGGCCGGATCGCTCGACGTCAATGCCGAGTTGATCCGCCGTGGCGCTGCCTGGGTCTATCGCCAGTACAACCGTGATCCGGCGCTACTGCCGCTTGAGGCGGAGGCCCGTCAGGCCAGGCGCGGCCTCTGGGCTATGCCGGCCAGCGAGCAGGTGCCGCCCTGGGTCTGGCGGCGGAACGGCGGCCGGGCGACCGCGACCCCGCAGCCATCAGCAGCGGGAAGGGCAGGGGCTACGGCGCCATCCGGTAGTACCGCCGGCCTAAGTTGCGGCAGCAAGCGCTCCTGCACCCAGATGAGCAGCTGCGCCGAGGCGCAGTTCTACTTCCGCCAATGCGGCCTGAGCCGGCTGGATGGCGACCGTGATGGGGTGCCGTGCGAGCGGCTGTGCCGCTGACAGGATGCCGGATTGCGGCAACTTCTGCTGGGTCCATCCCTCAGCACGCGAGTCAAAGCTTATCGTGTATTGGTTGCCTTCGACGGGGTGAGGAGATTGGCCATCCCCGGACTTGATCGATGGTCAGGGGCATTAAAGTGGTCCTTGGGTTGCGCGGGCGCGTAGACATAGGTCAGCCGGATACCGTTCGCATCCGCAATGCTGTAGCCGCCGCGGGTTCGGACTGCTGCTCAGGAGCCGAGCACGATCGGCACAATTGGAACATAATAAGAACTTCGCGTACGGTAAAGTTGTGGAGTTGCCAGAATGCATGCACGCATGCGATCATGCGGTCATGAATCGCAGGCAGCCTGTCGCGACTGATGGTCTTCTCTTCGCTGATCCGAAGGAGCCTCTTCAGGTGCGCATACCGTCCGGCATCAAGCGCCGTTTCAAGGCTGCCGCCGCGATGCGCGGGATTGAGCCGAACGCGCTGTTCGTCGAGGTTTGGGAACACTATGAGCGCACCAGAGGCGACGACGCCGTGCGAGAGGGTCCATAGATGAGCGCCAAAGAAGCTCCCGACGCTGGTAAGGACCTGCTGTCCAGCGTTAGCAACAAGACCTTTAAGACCATACTTGCAGACCCGCCGTGGCAGTTCATCAACCGCACCGGAAAGGTCGCACCGGAGCACCGCAGGCTGGCGCGGTATGGCACAATGGACCTTCCGGCAATCTGTGCCCTTCCTGTAGAGAGGATCGCGGCGTCTACGGCTCACCTCTATCTGTGGGTGCCGAACGCGCTTCTGCCCGACGGTCTGCAGGTCATGAAGGCGTGGGGCTTCACCTACAAGGCGAACATCGTTTGGCGGAAAATCCGCAAGGATGGCGGTAGCGATGGGCGTGGCGTGGGCTTCTATTTCCGCAACGTCACGGAGATTCTGCTCTTCGGCACGCGCGGAAAGAATGCTCGGACGCTTCAGCGCGGACGGACGCAGGTGAATTACCTCGAAACCCGCAAGCGCGAACACAGCCGGAAACCGGACGAGATTTACGAGATCATCGAGGCATGCAGCCCAGGCCCGCGGATCGAGCTGTTCGCTCGTGGCGTGCTGCCCGGCTGGACATCATGGGGCAATCAGGCCGACGAGAGCTATGAGCCGACATGGGACACCTATGCCCATAACTCGGCATCCCAGCGCCGGCTGATAGCGGCGGAGTAGTTATTCTTCGCTCTCGTCGTCGCCCTCGTCGTCGCTGCCAGCGTCGAGGGGGACGGCTCCCGCTGTTTTCTTGCCTTTGGCCTTCCGCTTGGCATCGCGCTCAGCCTTAGCGGCGAACGCAGCAGCCAAGGCATCAGGACCATCATCGACATAGAGCTTGGGCGAGATCGCAAAAGTCAGTACCGGACAACCGCCACCCCCTCCGCCCTCAAGACGTGGCCATAGGCGGTTGTGATGGGTCGTAGTCGCGCCGTAACTCTTACCCTTCCCCAAACTATTGAAAATGCCCTGCAGGTCCCAAGATCGGGTTATGATGACGCCAACGTCTATAGTCCGAAGTTCAAACAAAAGACGAAAATTGTTAAGGTCGCGATCAAAAAATGGGTCTTTGTTATTCCATTCAAGTTCAAGAGCTACCCGACCCTTAAAGCAATCAACGAGATGTGTGGGACTGTTATACTTATATTTATCGGTGAATGCGGTCTTTTTCTTACGCTCAGACCCTTCTTTGATCGAGATCGTTGTTTGAAATCCCTTCTCTTCCCAGCCGCGCGAATCGAACGCGGCGTTGATGCCTTTCGAGATGGGCGAGAGACCTTCTCCGGCGGTCAGAACCTCCGATTTGAGAAGGCGGAAATTGCGTAGGACTTCAACGATATCTGTCCATTCCGACGGGCATGCAGTCTGCAGTATGCCCGTTGCATTGCGCCATTCTTTGACCTGGTAGAGGTCGCGAAGATCTTCAGGGATCAGGTGTTCAGTCGCCATGATGGCAGAGTGCATCCCTGGCGCGGATTTTGCTACCCTGAGTCGTAATGAGCGAGTTTAAAAAGGCGAGGTGCAGCGGCGCTTCAGTCAGAAGCATGTCCGCTTCGTCTCACCATTGCGGATCGCCAGGCTGAACGCTCTGAACGAAGTCATCATAACCAAGCCTAATCGTGCTTAACTGTGTTAAGCAACCTACCATTCAGCCTACGCACCCGACCAATGGCAACCTGCATAAGCCTACAGATTCACCATACTAAACGACTTACGTTAAGTCGCGTTGATTGATGGCGGAGCCTGTGCTATCTTGAGCGAATGGAGCTCGAATTCGAGGATCATCGTGCAGCACTGATTGAAACCGATCGGGCTGCTGACACTCGCCTGCCTGTTGCAGTCATTCAGACTGCTCGGCACCGGCTGACCCTGATTCGAGCAGCCCCAGATGGGCGAGCACTCCGGAATTGGAAAAGCCTTGGCTTCAGCATGGCGCCTGCCGTGGGAGCAGCTGTGAGGATTAATGAACGCTGGAGCATGCGCCTGCGCCTTGATGACTTTGATAGTCCGAAAAAGGTAACAGTCGTGAGTCTAGTAGAACATTGAACGCCAGCGGAGAGAATAGATGACGATTATGCAGAATGTTAGCGTTGATCCGCCAGGTGTTTACATCAAAGCTGAGATAGATGCGCGAGGGTGGACACAGCGAGACTTAGCTTTCATCCTTGGGCAAACTGAGCAACAGCTTAGCCCGCTTTTGTCTGGGAAGAGGGCCATTACTCCAGACATGGCGCGGTTGCTCGGGGACGCTTTCGATATGCCAGCGCAGTTTTTTGCAAACCTGCAAAGTCTCTACGACTTGGCAAATGCGAAGCAGCCCGACCCAGCAGTGCGTACTCGTGCTATACTACAGGCTACCTATCCAGTTCGCGATATGATACGCCGCGGCTGGATCGAGGACGGTGAAGCATCACTTCTGCAACTTCAAATCGACCGATTTTTCGAAGTTGCGAACGATGACGTTTCAGGAAAAAGAGTGTCGTTCGCTGCCAAGAGAGCCAGCTATGATGAGACGCCTCCTCATCAGCTAGCTTGGGTATTCCGTGTTCGCCAATTGGCAAGGCAAGTTGATGTGGCGCCGTTTTTTGCCGAAAAATTGCGTTCTTCTCTGGTGCGTCTTAAGCATCTTATGGTTGACGTAGAAGCTGTTCAAGAAGTTCCAGTAATATTGGCTGAGGCAGGCGTTAGGTTCGTACTCGTTGAAACACTGCCTAATGCGAAGATCGATGGGGTTTGCACTTGGCTTGGAGAGAACTCGCCAGTTATAGGAATGTCAACTCTATACGACAGAGTTGATAATTTCTGGTTTGTTCTTCGTCATGAGATTGAGCATGTCCTAAGAGGACATGGGAAGTCATCTGCTGTCGGCATCATTGATCACCTTGTCGGAGATGCTGCTTCTGAAGACCAGAATGTGGATGAAGAAGAGAGAGTTGCAAATTTTGCAGCAGCAGATTTTTGCGTTCCTAAGCAGAAGATGGACTCATTCTATGCCAGAAAGCACCCTTATTTTTCAGAAAGAGATGTGATTGGCTTTGCATCTCTCATGCAGATCCACCCAGGCATAGCGGTTGGGCAGCTTCAACGCAGATTAGGCCGCTATGATTACCTGCGGAAATACCAAGTCCCTATCAGGAGGCATGTGTTGGAACATGCTTTGGTAGATGGCTGGGGGCAAGTGGCAAACTCTGATCTCTAACACCGTTCCAAGAGAGAAAAATGGCAAAATATTCTGAACAGATGCAGCAGATTTTTGCCCGATACACGGCCGAAGTTGATGCGTCACCAGTTTCGCTAGACCAAGTTGCTGCATGGGCTATTCGGGAAGGTTTGTGGAAGCCTTCACCTCGAGATGTGGCAAAAATCTGCAGAGCAGATCTGGCAGATAGTTTGCGTCAGGAGAAGCGCACTGATTCCAAAGGACGCTCTTATCGCGCTAAGCATTCTGTTCGATCCAAGGAAAATGGTTTGCCTTTGATGTTGTGGGCCGACATCGATAGTGCTCCCCGCTCCTTCATGGTGAAATCTTTCGCGCAACGCAGGAAGGCGATTGTTAACGATTGCTTCCAGATCAAGCAGGATGTCGACCACTTTAATGACGAACGTAGCGCGGATCAGCCAATTCAACTCGTTCTGGATTTCACGGATGACGTGGCGGAGTTGGAAGCTGTTAAGCGCAATCCTGAAGATGACGAAGACGCCGCGTAGGCATGAGGCTTAGGCCATATGCCGATGCCGCTGCTGGCGGCACTGACCGGGCTGAGCGAGAGCGGATCAGCCCCTGCGCATCATCTCCGCCATGCGAGCGGCGCGGGCCGGCGTCTGCCGCGCCCAAAGCGAGTTGAGCATGCCTTGCGCGGCGGCCGCGTAATCGCCGCGCTGCACGGCCGCCAAGGTGCCCTTGAAGCCCAGCAGCCCAGCGATGCCCATCTGGAAGGCCATGGCCTGCAGCACCACCTGGCGAGCTTCGCTAAGGCGGGCGGACCAGGGCAGGGCCTGCGCCACCTGGGCGCGGACTTCGGCCAGGTCGTTCTCCAGCAGCACGCGGGCCTCGGCCTCGGTGATGCCCTTGCGGTCGAGGCAGCGGCCGATGCCGATGGTGGGATGGCCCACCACCGTCATGCCGGGCAGCAGCGGCTTGCCGGTGGCGTCGTCATAGACCGCCAGGCGCAGGCCCTCTTCGCGCTCCAGCAGCGCCCCCAGCGCGCTCACTGTGCGGGCTTCTCGGGGAACAGGATGGCGGCGGCGCCGGCGGCGGCGACACCGACATCGACGATGCCGGACCAGGCATCGGGGGCGATCTTGATGCCGAAGAGGGAGAGCAGGAGGGCGAGGCCTGCCCAGGTCGAGCGCTCGCGCAGCCGCGCGGCCACTTGCTGCAGCATGATGGTCTCCAGGTTGGTTGTGGGTGCGCGGCGTGACCCGGCCGGGCGCGGGAAGGGGGCGCGGTCGCGTGGGTGCGACCGGCTCAGGGCTTGGTGCGGCGGAGCTGCGGCACCAGGGTCTCCAGCAGCGGCTCCAGCCGCTCGGGGCCGTAGCGGCCGAGCAGCGCGATCAGCACCACGGCGCCGCCACCTTGCAGGCTCAGCCAGTCGGCCAGGCCCCAACCCATCAGGCCGAGAGCAGCGGTGACCGGCACCTCCCAGAAGAGGGTCCAGAGGATGAAGTGCAGGGTCAGGCCACGCCGTGCGGCGCGCAGCATCAGGGTGAAGCGGCCGGCGGCCGCCGCGGCGATCGCCATCAGCAGGTCATCCAACGCGGGAGGGGGATCGAACATCGGCATGGGGGGTCCTCGCCCGCGCAGGCGGGCTCTCAGCGCCGGGCGCTGTGGGGGTGCATCTTGGATGGCAGCGCCAGGGCCGAGGCGGTCAGGGCGGGGCGTGTGGCGCGCCCGCAGCGGTCACCCCAGCGTCAGTCCCTTGAAGGCTGCGCGCGCCGCCAGCCATTCGGCCAGGATCTTCCGCTCGGCGGCCGCGGGCAGCCGGCTCATGATGACGCCGTTGGAGAGATCGAACAGGCCGGCATAGCCGCCGCCAGCCCGCTGGCCGAAGTACCAGGGCACGGCGCTGAACAGCCGCGGATAGGTCATGGTGGCCGTCTTGAAGACGCTGGCGGTGTAGTCCTCGAAGATCACGCTGCCAGCCGCATCGTGCCCGGCCAGGATGACGCGCCACTTCGTCAGATCCACGGCCGCGCTATGGCCCAGGCGGGCGCTCACGGCCGCGCCGTTGTTGATCTCGCTCCAGCCGAAGTAGAGCGTGTTCGGCGCGTAGGTGTAGAGCCGCGAGCCCGGATTGGGTGAAGCGGTGTCGAGGTTCGAGGCGATGATGGCCTTTGTGGCCGTGGTCTGCGTGTCGCTCAGCACCCGCACGACCATGGCGACCAGCTGTGCCGGCGTGTCGGCCAGGTCGGTCAGGATCTGGTGGGTGCCGGTGGTCAGCGAGACGTAGCTCTCCGCCACACCGATGGTGCCGATCTGCGAGGCCGGCGCCGCCTTTGCAACGCGGTTCTGCAGGGAGCGGGCGAGATCCACACCATCATCGAACCAGCCGACGATGCCGGCGGCGTCGATGGGGAAGTTCTGCCGCAGGATCTTGGTCGGCTTGGCGCCGGGCAGGATGGCGCGCACGCCAGGGCTGAGGGCCATGGACGATCTCCTCTCAGGTCAGATCGGTGTCGTCAGCGATCGGCCACACGCCGATGACCGACCAGTTTTCGAGGGTGAGCGGCTGGCCCACCAGTTCCGGCACCGCCTCCGCCGGGTATTGCCCGGTGGTGTCGCCGCCGGCCTGGTAGAGGTAGCGGTCATCCGCCACAGCCGGATCGCTGTCGCAGATGTTGGTGATGCCGTTGTGGTAGGTCCGCGAGCCGAGCATGGCGAAGGCCGGGCCCACGATGTCGCGGCCGACCGTCCAGCTCAGCAGGTTGCTGCCCACCACGGCGACGCTGAGGACCGGCACCCGCCCGGCGGCATCCCAGACCAGCAGGCCGGCATCGGCCGTGTAGCTGGCCAGCGCCATGCCGCTGTAAGCTGGCTGGAGGCGGATCGCCCCGCGCGGCGTGTGGAACACGCCCGAGACGGTGCGGCCCTTCCAGCCCCAGCGCAGCGGCCGGCACGGCTCATGCCGTTCGCCGGCGGCAATGCGGTCCAGCACCTTGGCCGCCTGGGCGCCGAGCAGCCGCTCGGCATTGGCGGTCAGGTGCCCGCTGGGCAGGTCCATGCCGGGTGGACTTCTCCGGGAGAAGTGGAGAGTGCTCAGGTAAGGTCATGATGATCGGGAGGACGCGATGGGAGATCCACGTCAGCGGGGGTGGACGGAGGAGTTCAAGCGGGAGGCGGTCCGGCTACTCGC